GTGCGTGGCGGCTACGCCCAGATAATCTCTGGGGGATGGGACCGCTGGATAATCTGGTCGGTATGCAGTACCGGATTGATCATCTTGAAAACCTTAAGGCAGACGTATTCGATCAGATTGCGTATCCGTTCCTGAAGATCAAAGGGTATGTTGAGGACTTTGATTGGGCACCGGGGGAGAGGGCTTATTGTGGAGATGAAGGCGACGTGGACATGCTGGTACCGGATACCACCGCACTTAACGCGGACTTTCAGATTGCCCAGCTTGAAGAGGAAATGGAGCAAATGGCGGGTGCCCCGAAGCAAGCAATGGGGATACGTACTCCGGGGGAAAAGACAGCTTTCGAGGTACAGACCCTAGAGAATGCAGCGGGCAGAATCTTCCAGAATAAGATCACTTATTTTGAGGAGAACTTCATAGAGCCTTTACTAAATAACATGCTGGAGGTGTCTAGGCGGAACTTAGATGGCTCTGATGTTGTCCGAACACTGGATAGTGATATTGGGGTACAGATGTTCTTGACGCTAACTCAAGAGGATCTGACGGCCAAGGGCAAGCTGATTCCGCGTGGTGCTAGGCACTTTGCAGCCCAAGCGCAGCTAATTCAGAACTTGACTTCCTTGGCAAACACCACAATATATCAAGATCCGGGGGTAAGAGCACATCTATCTGGGAAACAAATTGCCAAGTTAGTTGTCGAAAACCTCGGATTGGAGAATTATGGCGTTTACGAAGAGAACGTCGCTATTACTGAACAGGCGGATACAGCCCGCTTGAGCAATGCAGCAAGCGAAGACGTTCAAGTAGAAGCCATGACACCACTAAACCCGGAGGTGCCGCCCGATGAGGGAGCGTAACATCTCAACCGAGTGGTTCTTCGGGTGCAAGGATAAAGAGCAACGCGACGCCCGTAAGGGGCTCGTGGATTCTGCTGCACCTGTACTAGATGTACTGGTGAAGATGCTGGAACAGCGTAGGGAAACCTACGCAATGAAAGCAAGTGATTATGACGTTGCAGCGTGGCCCTATTATCAGGCTCACCGCAACGGACAGATGGAAGAGCTAGACCGGCTCATAAAACTAATAGGGAGTGTGACCAACAATGAGTGATGATAACGTTACTAATAACGAGGGCGGGGGAGACGACCCTTTCGCTGCTCTCGTAGGCGAGGGTAAGAAGTTCGCTACTCCACAGGACTTGGCTCGTGGAAAGCAGGAGAGTGATGCGTTCATCTCCAAGATTCTAGACGAGAACAAGGCTTTAAGGACGTTGATCAACCAGCAGGAAGACAACACAAGGAGTAACCAGATTATGGAAGAGCTTCTGAATCGCGTTTCGCAGAGTACCCTTGGAAGGGAGGAACAGGGAGCCAACCAGCAACCTACACCGGCCAGTAACCAGTCTGAAAAGCCGGTAACTTCTAAGGATGTGGCTGAGATTTTTAAAGTGATGAAGAAAGCTGAGACTGAGCAGGAGAATCTGACAAAGGCTCTCTCTCAGGTTAAGGGCAAGTACGGGGACAAGACGGACGAGGTTCTTAAATCTCGTGCTGTCGAACTGGGCTTGGACTTGGACATGCTTTTGGCGACAGCCAAGCGTAGTCCCAATGCTTTCTTGACATTGCTAGGCGAAAATAGAGAACAACCCTCGGCAACAAGCGTAAAGGGGAGCATCAACAGTCAAGCTGTCATCAACAGCACGCACGGCGCAGTACGTAACAAAGCGTACTACGACAAGATGCAGGCTGAGATGGGAGTCAGGAAGTTTGTGATGGACACCAAGATCCAGACACAGATGCACCGCGACATGATGGACCTTGGAGACGCTTGGGACGGGGGGTAATCAACTACATCTAACAAATAGGAGTTTAACCCTATGTCTATGACCACGGCTAATACCGGCAATCTTCGTCGGTCTAACCTGTGGAGTTCCCAGTTGAAGGACGTTCTAGAGGACGAGCTTTCAGCGCAGGCATACGTGCGGTGGCTCACCGAGTTTCCTGATGGCGATACGTTCAATATCCCGTCGATTGGTGATCTCCCTGTTCGTGACTACGTTGAAGATACGCCCGTCGTCTATGACGCGATGGATACTGGTAACTTCACTTTCACTATTGGAGAATACGTCTCCAGCGGCACCTACATCACCAAGAAGGCGATGCAGGATGGCTACTACATGAATGAACTCGTGTCTACCTTCGTTCCGAAGCAGGCGCGTGCCATCATGGAAAAGCTGGAAACGGATATCCTTGCTCTGGGTGCTGGTGGTGCTTCTGGCGGGCAGACCGCTGGTGACACTAACTCTATCAATGGAGCGGAGCACCGCTTTATTGGTACGGGTTCCGATGAGACGATGGCTGTCAAGGATTTCGCAAAGGTTCTGTTTGCTCTTAAGAAGGCAAACGTGCCTGATGTGAACCTTATTGCTCTTGTCGATCCTTCTGTGGAGTATACTCTTAACACGCTGACGAACATCGTTAACGTGTCGAACAACCCCATGTGGGAAGGTATCATCACCTCGGGCCTCGCGTCTGGTCGTCGGTTCGTCAAGAACATCTTCGGCTTCGACGTGTATACGTCCAACTATCTGCCCAAGGATCAGAATGAGACGATCACTCTGACCACGGGAGACGGTGTTGCAAATATCTTCTTCTCGGCTGCGGGCGGCGATATGATGCCGTTCGTTGGCGCTTGGCGTCAGATGCCTGAAGTTGATAGTGAGTACAACAAGGATTTCCAGCGCGAAGAGTACGTCACGACTTGTCGTTACGGCCTCAAGGTTTATCGCCCTGAGAATCTTGTCGTTGTTCTTACCGACACTGATCAGGTCTAAGGAGGCACATCATGGCTAGGGAAAATTGGTGGACTAATTCGGATGGCCTCTACGTTGGTTATGGCACTCGGGACGTTTCGACTACGCTTGCTGGAAAGACCAGTAAGGGTGGTCTTAAGCAGGAGCTAACTGTTCGCATTGTTGGTACGGATCTGGCTGATGCAGCTACCGTTGACCAGCTTGCTCACAGCGCAGTTATTCCTGCTGGAGCGTTTATTGAGTCAGCTACCCTTGAAGTCCATACGGCGTTCGCAGGCTCGAATGCTGTATTGGATATTGGAGTGTACGCTGTCGATTCCGATGGCACGACTGACGATGATGGCATCGACGCTGCTGTTGCGGTTACTAGTATTGACGCCGAGCAGGACACTATTGCCTGCGACGGTGCCGTGGTTGACACTGTGCTTGATGCACCGTATGGGGTAGGGGCGTCTTATGACACCGCTGCTTTTACGGCTGGCGTTGGCACGCTGACAATCGTTTACTACATTCCGCAGCCGTAAGGCAATTGGGTCTTGGGGGGAGCAATCCCCCCTTGGCCCGTTACTAGTAACTATATAGGAGAATATACATGGCTCTTTCAAAGGAAGACTCGCAGATGTGTGATGCTGAGGAGAATCCCTTGATCGGTCCCGCGCAGGCTACGATTGCTACGGTCACTGTGACTGGCACGTATGCTACTGACGACACCCCGATTGAGACGGCTATCAATAGCATCATTGCCGCATTGATTGCTCACGGTCTAATCAAGGCGTCGTAATCTTATGCCCGCTAAACTTGAGCGGTGCGTAAAGAAGGTTAAGAAGCAGGGGAAGTCAAAGTCCTCTGCCTATGCTATTTGTACGGCATCTCTCAAGAAAGCCAAGAAGAAGGGGAAGAAGCGATGAAGACTGGCATGAGTGGTGCCAATCGTCGCGGGATGGTTAACGCCCGTCAGAACAAGGATATGTCTGATCTGCGTAAGATGAAGAAAGCCTTCTATATGGAAGGTAAAGGTAGCAGAAAGGCAATTAAAAAGAAGGAAGAAAGCAACGCCAAACGTGCTCGTATTCGTTACGGGGACAATGGCGTTTATCAGTATACGGGCGGTGAGTCCAGAAAGAAATGGATGAACTGGAGAACTAAGTAATTATGGCTAAGAAGTCCCTTCTGGAAATGACACAAGGCATCCTGTCTGCTATGGACAGCGATGAAGTCTCGCAGATTGCTGATACGGTGGAGGCCCAGCAGGTTGCTAGGATCATCGAGGATGTCTACTATGATATTGTAGATGAGCACGATCTGGCTCACACGATGGATGTGTTTGCTCTGGAGGGGCTAGCCGATCTCACTAAGCCTACTCACATGCGCCTGCCTGAAGATGTTTCAAAGGTTACTTGGATTAAATATGACAGGCGTACCAGTGCTTCAGATCCTAAATCTTATCAGGAAATAACCCGGCTTGAGCCGGTTGAGTTTGTAGAGTACACGGCGGCGCGTGACTCTACCGACACTACCAATAATCTAGTTGTAGACTATACAGCTAACATTCCCTTGATCATTGATCTCAATACCCCGCCGCTTTACTGGACCTCGTTCGATGATGAATACATTGTCTTTGATTCAATTGATAAGAGTGTAGATGACACGTTGCACTCAGCAAAGACTCTATGCTACGGAACGATGAGGCCAGCATTTACTTCTCAGCAAGACGAATTTATCCCAGACCTACCGGAACACTTGTTCTCCCTGTTGTATAACGAGAGCATGTCACGGTGCATGAACTTCTGGAAGCAAAGTGTTCTACCCAAGGTAGAGCAAACTGCCAGTCGTATGCGCGTGCGTGCCCAGCGTAACAAACGGAGACAGACCCTAACGCACGAAGGAGTTGACTATGGCCGACGCACCTGATCTTTTAGAACGCACGACCGCGATTACTAATAACACCACGCCGACCGGGCGTGAGCTTGGAGTAGTTATGAATAGAGAGTATGGCTTGTTTCGTATTCGTTATGTGGATAACAAGCCGGGAGATTTGCCAAACAATCTTAATGGGTTGTACACAAAACATGAGTACGCGGCGTCTGCTCTAAGGAACTACATTAGAGAGATGTGGGATATGAATGACAAGGCTGTAGAGAAAGCGCGTCTCAAGAGTCATCGAGAAAAGGTGATGCCAAATGCAGAGACGCCCGATCAGTCTAGATCCACAGGTTAATACACAGCCTGTAGAGAAGAGTTATTACACGTTCGTGGCGGGGCTCAATACTGACGCCTCGCCTCTGAACTTTCCTGATAACTTCTCCTCAGACGAGGAGAATTTTATTTTAAACCTCGACGGTTCTCGTCAGAGGCGGAAGGGTCTTGCCCTAGAAACGGGCGGGCAGAGTATCACTACCAACACGACAGTGATGTATAATTCTGGCGCTACTCTCACAGTCATAGATGTCGGGACTGGTGAAGGTGTTACGTTCACGTACAACGATACCTATTATGTTTTTTATAAGAATACCGTTACCGGGGAGATTATACTTGGATGGACCGGTACCTCGAAGGACGCACCGGGAATGGTATCGGTCACAATGGATGGAACCGAATATTTTATTGCTGATGCCACAGTAGACAAACTATTTATTACTAGTAACTATTATTGGACAGCTACGTGGCCTGCTGAACTGGCGACGTGGCCCTCTGTAAGTTCCACTGTAACTGTCACCTTCACAGGTACTATTCTTGGGCAATATGGTATTGTCCGTTGTCACCATTGGCGCAACGTTGATGGTAATCCTGATCTTAACTTCCTAGTGATGCAGAACGGACAGTGGTTAATGTTCTTTCAGGATGATGAAGTCATCTCTACAGATGGCGATAATTCTCTTATTGCAGAGTATGATCTATCTCTGTACGCAGCACCGGATGCTACTGCCGAGCTAATTCAAACCAATCCTATTAACACGGACTATGGCCGTGGGCACCTGTTTGTGGTGGGTAAATACATTGAGCCACTTAGGTTTGAGTACGATCAAGTTGCTGGGGTTATGAGTGCCGCAGTACTCAGCCTGAAGGAACGTGACTTTAATGGATTGGATGACAAGAAGAGTGATACTTTTCGTCCAGCCGAAGGAGATGCTAACGAAGAGACTCACAGATATAATCTGCTGAATCAAGGATGGACGCAGACGAATATTGATGCTGTTATAGCTACTGATGGGTTCTACCCATCTAAAGCAATGATACAGTGGAAAGGGATTCAGACAGCGTATGATGCTGATCCTGCCGCTACTGAGAATCTAGACTACAAGCAGTTCTCTCCTGATAAACTTTTAACTGAGTTGTTCCAAGATTCCCCTGCTCCGATGGGGCATTTTATTATTAATTCTTTTGACACTAGTGTTATTACTGTCACGTCCACTAGTGGGTACCCTATTTCAATAGCTGATTGGACAGACACATTTGATAGGGAAACGGCTGGTACTTATACCATCACACTTACCTTAGAAGACGATCACACTATTTCTGATGGGGACACTGTTACTATTGAGGGCACAGAATCTAAGTGGGGACGCCAAGGCATACGCAGAGTTATTTATGAACTGTGGTCTTATGACGGCACCTATGAGGTCACTATAGATACTTATACAGCCACAGCAGCTACTTCAGCTAATCCGGCTGTTTTAACTCTTGGTACACACCCATTTGTTACGGGTGATCGTGTTCGTCTAGAAAGTTTTGCTGGTGGTACGTGGGACACGGAGAACGGGAACACCTACGAAGTAACAGCCTACGATGCTACAACTATTACTCTTGGGGCATTGGATTCTTCTAGTCTAGGAACTTACACAGCAAGTAGTGGGCACGTTCTGGATAACCGTAGGTTTGATATTGATGTAGTGTGGCCTTTCAGTGGAAATGGAGTGAACTGGGATCAGTTCTATTTGGACCACTATGGTGTTGCAAACGTAACAGTATTTGACGTAGATTCCCTTGCTAGTAGTTACACGTACACTGCCGGGGTGCGGCCTACTGCTGTAGCTTTCTACGCAGGACGTGTGTGGTACGCGGGCATACGGGATAAGCGCAACAACCACAGGATCCACTTCTCACAGGTTGTTGAAAAAGACAGTCAGTATGAGAAATGCTACCAAGTAGCCGATCCTACGTCTCAAGATATCAGCGATCTAGTAGACACAGACGGTGGAGTTATTAATATCCCCGAGATGGATGGGATACATGAGCTACTTCAATATAACGGAAGGTTACTAGTATTCGCGGAGAATGGTATCTGGGAAATCATGGGTGGCAACAGATCCTACTTTACGACTACCAATTACACTGTACGTCAGATCAGCAACGTAGGCTCGGTTAATGCTGAGAGCATTGTGATAGCTGAGGGTGTCCCGTTCTATTGGAGTGACGGGGCTATTAACGCTATTCAGACAGACCCACAAGAGGGGTTCCTGTTTGTTCAAGATGTATCTACTGGTAAGATTGAGAACTTGTTACTAGCCCTGAAGAAGAACGCAAAGAAACAGGTACAGGCTGCTTATGATAAGGGCAGTAAGAAAGTCTATTGGTTGTACGATGTAGATGCTGCTGAACGGTGGTACTACACTAACTGGTTGACTATGGATCTACGGCTAAACGGAGCGTTCTCTAAGTTTAGAAACTACTCTGAGGATGCCTTTATTCCATTTCACATCAAGAGTATTTACGATATTGAATCTTATGAAAACACGGCTAATGTAGAACGCAACATCAAGTTTGTATGCTTGGCTAGTGATGCGTACTTGTTGCGGTTCGCAGAACTAAACGATGCTAGTTTTGAAGACTTTGGCATAGACGCAGCCGGATACCTAGAGACAGGCAATGATACATTTGGTGACGCTACCAGACGTAGATACGGACGGTACTTGTTTACGTACATGAAGCGCACCGAGACAGGTTACGACACGGTAGATGAAGATACTGTGCCCCTTACTCCTTCTGCTATGCACGTTCGTTACGTGTGGAACTGGGCGGATACTAGTAACACAGGTAAGTGGAGTAACCAGCAAAGTATCTACAAGGAACAGATCTACAAGTACAGGCGTCCTTGGACTCCTACTACAGCTACAGATCTAATGGGTGAGAGTGTTGTCGTAGCTAAGTCAAAGATCCGTGGAAGTGGCCGGGTACTTCGTCTAAGGTTTGATACAGCAGCAGGCTATGACGCCCATCTGTACGGGTGGCACTTGCGTCAAGATATAACTAAAGAGGCATAAGCTATGTCTGAAGAAAGTACTGGCGCAATTAGTGGCGCAGCACAAGGGGCGGCCGTTGGAACAATGATTATGCCGGGTATCGGAACAGCAGTAGGTGCTGTTGTTGGAGCTATTGGTGGGTTTTTTAGTGGGAGCAAAGCCCGTGCTGCCCGCCTAAGTGCAACAAAAGCAACTAAGATACAAAGACAAGTTTCTTACATGGATGCTGGAAAGAAGCGTGTTGAATATGTCAGACAACAGCGTATGGAGGAAGCCAGAGCACGAGCAGCTATTGCTTTTGAATCAGGTGGACTGGAGTCTTCAGCCGGTAGAGGAGCTTTGTCTAGTTCTCGTTCACAGTATACTAGTAATCTTGGATACTTTGATTGGAGAATTAACCAGTATTCTGCTATGCAGTTCTATATGGATAAAGCAGGAAAGTACGCAGCACAATCTCAGCAAATTAATGGCATGATGCAGTCATTGTTTCAGGCGGCTCAATTGTTTGCTCCCTCTCCGGGCAGCACACCTTCTCCCGGCGGTGGTGGTGGTACCCCTCAAGTCGGAACTAGCTATCAGCCGTATAGTTCCTTAAATCCCGGTGGTACTAGTCTTCTTGGTGGGTCTGCTCCTTCTAATTTCGGTACGCTGCCGGGAGGCTTAGGGCAATAATATATGGCATACGATCCTTTTACAACTACTACTGAAGGACCAACGTTTGATCCTTTTAGTCTCGACTTCTCAATGGCTGCACCCAGTGCACCAAAGACAGAGTTGGTGTCTGTTGCCGTGCGTGAGACACTAAGGAGAACGAACAGGGATAAGAACACAGATAGGCTTAAGGCCTACGATGAGGCTCTTAGTAAGTACCAGTGGTTTACTAGTCCATCCAAAGTGGACGAGGTTAATGCGACTGTTTCTGCTAGAACTAATGCGCAAGAAAGTATCTTAGGATTCAAGTATGGTGCTCTCCCTTCGCACAATGTGGTACAAGATGTACTATTTAACGAGGTTGTTCGTAAAGTCACAGAAGGTACTAGAGGAGCCTATACTTCTATCCAGCTTCCAGATGATAACGCCACAAAGAGGGCAGAAGCATACCAAAAGGTAATCGACTTGGCTGTCGCCTCGGAGATGGAAAAGCGTAATCCGGGTGGCTGGGATATGGCTGTTGATCTTGTGGTGCAGTTTCTGCCGGGATATGAGCAGTTCAAACAGAAAGGACTTGGAGCCCTTAATCCTTTATCTTATGCTCAAGATACGGAGCTTGAGAAATTGTATGCGGAGTACAACAATCTTAGTATGCAGGACCGTGTTACCTATCTTGATCATTACATCAAGAAGTTAAGTGACATTGCAGGTACTAACGATATTGCTTTTGCTAACTATGCCCAATACTTTTTCTATGAAGGTTTGTCAGGAGCCAAGGCCGATCTTGCTATTGATGCTGTTGACTTAGCCACGTTGGGTCTAGGAGCAACCTATAAAATAGGTAGGATGGGAGTACGCCTTAAGGCTGCTAAAAACGCTATTGATGCGGCTGCGGCGGCAGGAGACGCGACTACAGCCGGTATGATAGGGGCTAGGGCTCTTGTAGATGATCCGGCTAAGTTCGGCCTGACGCCCTTTCAGGCTCGTGCAGCAGCAGATCCGTGGGACTGGAGAAAGGTAGACAGGTGGGTACCAGCAGATTCTGCTGGCCCTATTAATGCTACTATTGCAGCAGAGAGAAAGGCACAGGCGCGTATTCTAGGAACTACACTCACAGATATTCCTGTTCGCAGCCAGCTTACTCAGGCACAGCTTGACCAACTACAAGCTAACAAGCTAGCAGATCTTGAGTCGGAACTTCTTAATGTTCCACACAAGGCTGAAGTAGTAGAAAGCGGTGTTGACGGTATACGTGTCCGTATCTCTACGTATGATGAAATGGCTCTTGAGGGTATCCACAGGGAGCAGGCTGTGGAACGTGTAAGAGAACTTGAGTCAGCCCTTGCTGATGTCGAGCGACAGCTTGATGAATGGGACAATATGCCTTTTGAGGTTAAGAACACAGATGAGGCTGTGGCTGCTCATGATGGGTTACTAGTAACTAAACGAAACATCCTAGAAAACACGAAGAAGTTAGAGGAACAATTAAAGCGTACTCCTGAGACTGTCGAGTACCGTGACATCTTCTATACTAAAAATGACTTTGGTGCCTTCGATGGCCAGATTGAAATGGGATGGAGACAGGCTAACCTTGCTTCTCCAGAGAAGGGGTTTCAGCATTTTGATGACACGCTTGTTGATAACGCTTCAGTTATAGAGTACACCGTAGACACTCTTAAGGGCAAGCTAGCTAAAGCCTTTGCTTCTCTAACCAAAGGACTTAAGAAAACGGATCGTACTCTAGTTAACGAACTGCTTATGCACGGAGATAACATAAAGAAAGAGTGGACAGCAGCAGAACTGGAGCTTCCGATTGAGATCCCCGGAGTCGGATTGGTAACACTAACCCGTAAACAGCAAGCTGCTTACCTTAAAGCCCGTGACACATTCAGATGGCTATGGACTATTGAGAACCTTATTCAGCACAGAATTGTGTCATTTAATAATGGGCGCTATGCACAAGGCATTACCTTCCGTGGTAAAGGTGTTGATGGTGTAGTGTATGAAAAGAAATCTATACCTGATAGGGCCAAGGTAATCTACACTGATGCACTACCATCAACCCGCAGGGGTGGCAACGTTGTCAATCTAGATGACGCTACAAAAGAAAAACTACAGAAACTTATCAAGAGTGGTAAGGCTAAAGTAGTGGAGTTTGAAAACCCACTTAAGGTTGACGATGCCCACGAAGTAGCACATGGCGTTATTATGACCAGCAAGTTGCGTGGATTGCCTGTTGACATCCTGCCGTACAGATTTGGATATGTTCCGCTGAAGCGTAATGTTAACTACGTGCTACGAGAAAATGGCGTAGAGATCTTTAGTGATGGTGTTCTTGATAGACGTTCTATTGTGCACGCTTTCTTTGATACGGAAGCCGACGCTAATAGGTATATGTCTGAACTAATCAGGAATGATCCTAACCTAGCAAAGAAAGGGCGGCTAACAGTTCACCTAGATTCCCAGCTACGTCGGGATGATCAGGCGTATAGGCAGCGTGTATCAAAGGCAGCATTCTCTGGTTTGTACAGTGAACGTAGACTTGGAGATGATATTCCCTATGGCCCTGAAGGGGGTAGCCCACCGCGTCTAAGTGCATTTGAGGCTATGAACAGGTATATGGGACACATTGCTAATGTTTATCCCATGAACGAGTGGCGACTTAATGTTACAGAAATGTACAAGAAGACAGCCCGTGGACTTGGTGCACTATCGGATCCTAATGACTGGAGATCGCCACTTTTAGCAACAAATGCCCTCATGCCAAATCAAGAGCGTGGGCTTCGTAGGCTACAGTCGTGGCTCAAGGATGTGTTACTAGTACCCGACAAGCAGGAGATGGTCCTTAACGCACTGGTACGTGACTTAGGGCGTAAGCTAGAGAAGTGGTCCGTTGCTGACGGAGCTAGACGCTGGCTCATGTCTTCCGCAGAACAGGACGTAGCACAGCTAGTCAAGGCATCCTCGTTCCACCTGTTGCTAGGCTGGTTCAATCCTCGTCAGTTGTTTGTACAGGCTGCTGGCGCGGTGATTGCTGCTATGCACAGTCCCCAGCACATCTTGCAAGCTACAAGAAAGGGAATGTTCCTTGTTGGTATAAACAGTCTTGATCCTACAGATCCACGGTGGACCGATACTGTGCGTATGGCTTTTGCAAAAGCGGCTATGATGGATCCTGATGAAGCTGAGGCTATGGCTGATGCGTGGCGTAGATCTGGCGTGGGTAAATCGCTACGAGCCAACGTAGATGTTGCAGCCGCAGACAGTGGGTTGCCTATAGCTAGGCAGGCTATTTCAAAGGTAGCCGACAAGGGCTTGTTATTCTTCCGTGGTGGTGAATTGACTTTCCGTAGCTACTCGTGGGCAACTGCTTATCAGGAGTTCATTAAGAAATTTCCACAAAGGATAGGAAAGAAACTATCGCAAGCAGAGGTAGACCAGATCACAATAGAGAGCATGAAGTTCACACTCAACTTGCTACGAGCCAACAAAGCTGTATGGCAAAAGGGTTGGATGGGTATTCCCACTCAGTTCTGGCAAGTACAAGCCAAGTTCTGGGAAAACATGATGCCGTGGTTATTTGGAGCCAAGTCGTCTGACTGGGCAGGGCACAGGTGGAAGATCTGGGCGTTTCATGCTGCGGCATTTGGAACGATGGGTATCCCCTTTGGGGAAGGCTTCAGAGAGGAATTGATTGCATGGATTAAGGATCCTGACGGTCTAGGTATAGAAGATGAGACGGCGGCTGTAGCTGTGTACGGGGGACTGGTTGACGTAATGTTCTCTCACATGCTGGGCATGGCTACTAATGGTGAAGGAGTTCCTTTCTCTATCTCTGAGGCTATATCTATTCCAGAAGGCGCATTAAAGATGTTTGATAACTTTACCTCAGAGGATCCAGTCAACGCGAGAAATATGTTTGGGGCCTCGTGGACTGTGGGCAACAGGGCAGTAGATGCAATCACTGGTCCTCTTGCACGCATTGCTATTCCTTGGAAGTGGAATGAGGTTAATGGGCAGACTATGCTTGAAGCTGCTAATGATATTGGCTCTTTGGCTTCCTCGTGGAGAAACGTTACCAAGGCCCGGTTGTGGGTAAACAACATGGCTATCCTTAGTGGCATGAATACTGATGAGGTAGCATTGCTAGATGACGAAACAAAGTATGCTGCTGCGCTAGGAAAGGCTTTGTTCGGAGCACGTTCATACTACGAGATTATGAACAAAGACATGGTTGATATCCTAAAGGATGATGCTGAACTGTACAAGGAGTTTATGAACGCAGCTAAAGAGAATCTGCGTATGTACTCTAAGGAAGGGCTACCACCTTCTGGTACAGATCTAGAACAGTACCTTTACAATATGAACATCCTGTATAACCTATTTGATACTGAGGAGCAGCGTCTCCGTGCTAGGAAAATGTGGTGGAACTACATTAAAGAAAGCGATAGCCAGCTTGCAAAGAACACGAGGAACCTACAGAACTTGATTAAGTCTCATGTTGACACACACTGGGGTGCATCATACCCGCAGGCTTTGCCGGAGGATCTAACTATGAAGATTGAGGCAAACCCGGCTACGCAACCAGCGTTTATCGAAGAACAGGCTCAGGAAAAACGAGAACGAAAGGGTTACTAATATGCCAACAAACTTTACAACTAATACAGAAGCACCATCAGCGGACATTGTAATCAATGAAATTCCGCGTGATACTTCGTGGACTCAAGTTGCAGAAACCCTTAAGTCTATTAACGACTCTGGGCTAAAAGATACCCTGCAAGAGAGAAAGGATCTAAAGACATACGGAGATTTTTCTTCTTCTCTTGCGTCTTTGGAAGAAGAGGCTGAAGCGGAACTCAATAGGATAGCTGTAGACAAGGCTACGCTGGAATCTCAGATTGCCGGTCTTAGTCCGGAAGACACTGTTAGGCACCGTGAATACATGGCGCGATTGGATGCTCTACGTCAGAGAGAAGAGCAGACTGGTAGAAGCATGAGTGCTGCTAGAAACTCCCTGTTCAGGGAGTACGTGCGGCTTGCTCCCCATTTGACAGAAGAGTTCCAGAAAGCCGGGAGTGCTCAGTTTAAATTTGAAGAAGAAGCTCGTAAATATCAGCAGGGATTTGATGATAAGGATCCCTATGTCATGGCGCGAGACGCGGCCTTGCAGGAATCATTCAGGACAGGACAGCCTCTTAATTGGGTACTAGAAAACCAGCGTCTTGCACAAGAAGCTCAGTTTTTGCAGCACCAAGAGGACATTGAGAAGGCCCACGGCAAATCAGCGGAGCCATTTGTTAGACGTAAGGTTGATCTACTTATTAGGGGTGGTATGCAAGAGGTAGAGAGGTTTGCTAGGCAGTTAGCAAATAACCAGATTAGCCAAGCAACCTACTATCGCAATGTTACCGCAGTTATGGAAGGAACCGCAAACTCGCCGGGTCTTAGAACAATGGTTAGTGAGTTGTTCATAGAAGAGGGTAGTGGGAAGCAGTTCTCTAATGAGTTGTATGCTTATGCGCAAAGCCAATTAGATGGGTTTAGATCTATAGCAAATGGACTGGGTACTAATCAGTCAGTGGCTGCGCAGTTTGCTGAATGGTCGGCTGGCGAAAAGTGGAGTGGGTGGCAAGAAGCTAAACGCCAATACCCATCCCTCGCCCCGTGGATAGCTGTAGCACCGGAGGCAGCGACTGGGTACTTAACTGTCCAAGTACCTAAGTTCCTACAGTTACTGAGACAGTACCCACCTTATCAACTAGAGTCGGCTGCCGCAGCGGGAGACACAGACGCAGCAGCAGCACTAGATATTGCTAGACAAAATGCAACTGCTCGGGGTCTTTTGTATGCAGAACAGGGAAACCAGAAGGGCGTTGAAGCAGCAAATCTGTTGCTTAGGCAGCTAGCTATGCCAGATGAAACGGTTACTATTCCTGACGATCCGGCATTGTGGCCTTGGTACGGAGCCGCACACGCTACAGTTGTGGCAGATCCAGAAGCCCCGCCAGATGTAAAGAAGACTCCTAACTTTATTAGTAACCTTGTAGAGATGTCAGACTTTGCTTTTGATCAGTCAGTTGGTCTTTCAAAACCCAGACCGATTAAAGGCCCGGATGGTAAGGTTATGTACGAAGGAGGTGTACTACCTCGTCCGTGGAGGGGCGAACAAGTCAGGGATTATCTCAGAAAGAATCCGGCTGAGAATCTAGAGTACCAGACACAATACCACGCTTTCGTTGATAAAGCTATTGATGATGTGTTTACGTGGGATCTTGGTGCACTCACAGGTGGAATTAGTGGATGGGGTAAATACGCTGCTAACGTAGAGTTGGTTGATGGAGAGTTTATTATTCTAGATAAGAATCAACCCGGTGGCGTGGCGCTACGTAACACAGTAGCCGTCCTTAATAGTGATGCTGATATGATGCGTACTCTTGGAGCCAGTGAAGACGAGATTGCAGAAAGACAAGCAATAATGTTCCAGAGAATCAGTGACCACAGGATTGAATATGAAGAGACAATGAATACGCTTAGGGACTTGTATGCTCAGACTTTTGGTACTGTTGGTGAGGTCAGTCTTTTCGGGGCAGTCAGGAAGCTATTGGAACGTAAAGCACCTATAGCACAAGATGTGCCGGTTACTAGTACCCCACAGTACTCATCGGCAACAGATGCAATAGCAAACTTTGGGGCAGATGAGCCAGAGGAATAATAAGCGTGGCTAATCCAGTAACTAGTGGAAAGAATGTTATACGAGGCACTAGGCTCGTAGGAAAAGCTGCGCCCGCAGTAAAGAAAGCCGCACAAACTACACAAACTGTAGCACAGTGGACGGCTTATTTAAGAAAGAACGTTAAGGAGTCAGAACTTAAAGATATTAATGTTTTGGACGAGCTTTCTAGCATGAACCCGGATGATGTTCTAGATAAAGAACAGGTTATGGGGATGATCAAGTATCCTCGTGTTGTCAATATTCCTACGAATGCGTACAAAAGGCACTTTAATATTCCATCGGATGAAGCGTACTCTGAGAGTGTAACATTTGTTAACGTTGGGGATGTCGGTATTACTAATTATGAAAATCCGTACTATATTGCACGAGGCAGACCTGACGATAATGGGAGGATGATTTATTTTCACGCAGCACCGGGTGGAAGGGTGTTATTTGAACGAGATGCTGGTGTGCGTACATACACTGGAATTAATGATGTACCAAGAGAAATAGGTGGAGCCACTGTTTATGGTGGAGGAGGTCCTCCAAAAGAACTAACGGGTATCCCTCGTCGCTATGCTGTACAAGATAAGGTGGCCCACAGTATGTTTAGTGACGATGCTGAAATAAGCGGGCAGATGGGTAGCCAAGAAGGACGTAGGCATGTGCCCCTGTTCTGGTCCATTAATACCTACAATTCAAAGGAAAGAGTCTATACGGTATTAGAATGGCAGAGAGATCTTAGACGAGGCAGGGTGTTCCAAGATGAGGCAACCTTGCTTGCTAATTGGGAAGAGATTGTGAACTCTTTACCGCAAGACTATGTTAATATGGCATCTCATTACTCTGACGTGGTAAATCTACAGCGTGAAATGGCTACGGTATACGATATGTTTGCGGATATACAAATAAGCCTTAAAGACATAAAGTGGTTGCCGCCCGTGGTAAAAGGTGAAGAGAATGTAGAAATGACCCATCTAGTCAGAGATATGGGCAAGTTTGATGATCTTATGCTGGAAACATTGTATGACAATCTTCCAGATGCAATGAGGCTCTTAGGAAAAAACGCCACTGTAAAAGACATTCTTGCAGATAGAAGGATCATGTCAGAGTTTCAAGCTAACCTTATAAGTGACTTCATAAGAGCTGTACGACTAGAGTACGCGTCTAAGGGAGAGGCAGATTTTTTCAGCACAGATGTCTATCCAACAGTTAGAAGTCTGAAAAAGGCGCATAGAAAAATTACCAAAGAAAAAGAGGTTCTAGAAGGAAAACTTCGGTATGAGCCTATAAGAGATGAGCAGACTGGAATGGACATTAGTATGTACAACAGGATGCTAGGTCTTGGAGAAGACCGTAATGAAATTAGCAAGCTACCTTTTGATAGAAAGTGGAACCTCACTGCGTTTAAGATAGATCTTGAGCAGGCTATTGCTTACGGTGCAAAGAAGTTAAGGTGGTCTACTGGACAAGCCGTGACAGACAGATGGGGAAAGACGGATGTTTTAGATAAGCGTATTAAACAATATGATAAGCACATCCATTATGATATTAGAAAATACTTCAAACAAGAATTTGGATATGATGTTCCTATATATGGTGGACCGCCCTTGAGTTATTGGGAGATTGACATCACTGATGCCCTGAAGGAACGGCTGTACCGTAAAGGAATGCAGCAACCAGCGTGGGCTGTGGGAGGAGGTACTGTAGGTACAGGGGCGGCTGTATCTGGAGCAAACGAGAAAAATAAAAAGCTGGATCCGGGTATCTATCTAGACGAGGATTCAGGTAAGTATTTCAAGATTGATAAGGAAGGAAACATGACGGAGGTAACAGATTGAAACTCCGTAAGGTAGAATGGTGGGAGGTACCGAGGGGCAAGGCGTCCGTGTCGGTCCTTCCAGTGCACACTAAAGAAACCAAGGTAGAAACTACCAAGGTGGAGCTAGATACGGATGCTCTTGAAGTTATCCGCAAGGACGTAGACAAGCTGAAGAAGAGGCGTCCAGAGTACTTTCCGGGTGGATCAGGGGGAGTTGGTTCGTACCATCAGGTTACTAGTAACGAGAGGCGGTTCCAAGCTAGCTCCTTTAATCCCGGTATTAATGTGATAGGGGTTGCCTCTAACGTGGCAACTACGATTTGGATCCCGGCCAAGCTGGATCAAAATCATTTGATAGCTGTCAAAGATGAGCTTGGTGTTGCGGCTACTAAGCCAATTACTGTACGAGTGTTTTAACAAACGAGAGGACTAAACTATGGCTACTTTTTACTTCTATGATGAAGTCGTAAGCTACATCTTTGAGCCTTCTGGCCTCACTGCTGGTGGCCCCATCGACTTCGAGACGGATGCTTTTAATTGCTATCTGTCAAACGAGACAGCGGACGCTAGCACACAGGCAGCGGATTCTGTTTTGGCTGACATCACGCAGATCGCCGGTACGGGTGGGTACACTGTCCAGTCGGCAGCTAACCCTGCGTTCGGTGAGACGGGTGCGGGCTCTGGTGTGTGGCAGTTCGACACGGACAACGTTCCGTGGACGGCATCGGGTGCAGACTTTGCTACCGCAAGGTACATTGGTATGTACGATGATGACATCACCACTCCTGCTGACGTGTTGATCGGATTCCTTGATTACGGTGCGGGCGGTTTCACCCTCACGGACGGTAACACGTTTACCGTTACGGTTGGTGCCAACGGCTGGTTCCAGATCACGGTTCCGAACTACGCCTAATAGGTTGGGGGGAGGGGGGCTTCTAGTCCTCTCTCCCCTCTCCCTCTAGGGTTACTAGTATATGGCTATTGCCGTAGTCCAGTCTAAGACTGTTAGCGGTGTTTCTGGCAGTATTCTCACGCTTACATTTGATAGTAGCGTGACTGCTGGAAATACCGTAGTGCTATTTGGAGCATCGGGCCTTTCGGGGTCAACAGCACCTAGCACATTCACCATCGGAGGTTCCGGTGGTAGTGAGTCGTGGACAAAAGACTATGAAGGTGGTGGTTATACAGGCTGGGAGTCGTTTATCCAAGCACGGACACACAATGTAACAGGAGGGTGGACTACTCTTACGCTTACAATTGATGAAGGCAGTGGTGGTAATGACTACCCTGCGGCTACTATAATTGAAATATCAGGTATCAACAATGCGGATCCTCTAGAATCACAACGCGACGCGGAGGATGCTGGCTGGGACGCATATCCCGGCGTAACGGATCCATACAATCTGGGTACATTTCCTGCTCCCGCAGCAGGACCAGTTGCCTACTTTGCAGCAACCATGACTCCTTATCTGTACTCTGGTACAGATTACTTTGATATGAGCACTGGCACCGCGTGGACTCGGATAGATGCTACTGGCACGGGTACTGATGCCTTATTGCGCGGCGGTGGGCACGTTCAGTGGGTTCGTGTTACAGATACTACAGTCACTTCTAATGAAATATCTATTGGAAACGTCAACGGTGTCGCTTGGGGATACTGTTTCAACGAAAGTACTGGACCTACGATTGATGATCTTGTGCTAACTTATGAACCGGGAAGCAACTTGAAGCTGACTTGGGAGACATAAGCTATGGCACAGACTATGAATCCCACCAGTACCGTCACCAATGATGGTACTTATCGCAACGGTTCTGCTGACTACACAAACCTATCCGATGCTACAGATAGTACCTTTTGGGTAGGTGATAACAACCAAACTGATACCCTAGAAGTCGCTATGACCGACTTGTCTAGTACCCCACCTGATGCGGGTACGTGTACAGTCAGCGTCAGACAAGCTAATGGTGATAGCGATACATCACCGTACGCTCCTGCTAGTTCAGGTAACGATGCCACCTTTGACATTTACGTCATGGAAGGTGCTAGCACCGTTACCTCTAGCACAGATATTGCGTGTAACGTAGGGGCGTGGACAACTGACACTAGTGTCACGTTCAACGCTACGTCCGTTACTGACTGGTCTGATGTACGAGTCAGGATTATCTCTCATGGTACAGGTGGTTCACCATCTGGTCGTCGTGCTGCGGCCGTTACAAAGATCTCTATCAGCACCCCGGACTACACGCCTCCTGCGCTTGGAGTCACGGTTGACAATGGTTCACTTACCCTTAGCGGATCTACCCTAACCCTTACCTACACGTCCTCACTGGATGTTACAGCCGGTAGCCTCACACTTGCCGGTAACACTGTTACCATTGAGAAGGTAGCCTATCCCGGTACTCTTACTCTAGCAGGTAGTGATCTTACACTAGCTATTGGTGCGGGGGATATTAACACCACAGTCACGGCTGGATCGCTGACGCTATCCGGTAGTGCACTCACTCTTACATACACTTCCTCCCTAGCCGTAGACGCTGGTAGTCTCACGCTAGCAGGGGGTACTCTAACCACCACAGAGACGTTCGGTGTAACTAGCGGTTCTTTAACGCTAGCAGGCAGCGATGTCACGCTTACTTATACACAGTCACTAGCCGTAGATGCGGGAAGTCTCACACTCTCCGGGTCTACGCTTACCATGTCCTATGGTACCACTGTAGAAGCCGGTGCTCTTACCCTAGCGGGACAGGACATAACACCCAGTATCTCTGTCGTCTTCAATGTAGACGCAGGATCTCTTACCTTTGCGGGTAGTACCCTTACTAGTAACCAGACAGCCGTTGTTACGAGTGGTACCCTAACGGCTACTGGTAGTACTATCAATTGGAGTGAGACGTTTGGGGTGGATCCCGGCGCTCTCACCTTGGCTGGCTCGGACCTGTTCTACAACCAGAGTGTCGCCATTGACGCTGGCTCTCTTACGGTAACAGGTAGTAACCAAACAGAAGACACTAGCCTAGCCCTTACAGCAGGGGCTTTGACGCTAGCAGGCTCGGATCTCACGCTAGGAGAGCAGATTGTCCTAGACGTGACGGCTGGCAGCCTAACTCTGGCGGGATCTACCCTTGCTTTCTCCCAGACTTGCGCTGTAGATGCCGGTTCTATCACTGTCCAAGGGTCTAACCTAACCCTTACCCTTGGAAATGACCTTGCGGTAGACGTTGACAGTGGCTCTCTGACGCTCTCAGGCTCTACCCTAACCGCTAACACCAGCATAGGAATGGTGGCGGGTACCCTGACGGTCGCTGGTGGCTCTGAGACGTTCTCCTACGGTACCACAGTTGCCCAAGGATCTGTCCAGATAGCAGGTTCTACCATCACAACTACCGAAACCTTTGCGGTAGGGGAGGGAGCACTAACGCTGGCTGGCTCTGACCAGACAGAGGACACGAATCTAGCTATAACGGCTGGTTCTCTGACTGTTGCTGGTCAAGATCTGACACTGGACCTGACATCAGGCACGGAACTTGCGGTTGACTCCGGTAGCCTAACTATTGCAGGATCTGACCTAACTCCTAGCTACACACAAGACATCTGGCTAAATGTGGATACGGGCTCGCTGATACTAGCGGGCGGATCAGTTACTAGTAACATCAGCACTGCCGTAACGGCTGGTAGTGTCACCCTTAGTGGTTCTGACTTTACAGCCATCTTTGGCTTTAGTGTAGACAACGGGACACTTACCTTTGGTGGCAGTGATCTCACCCTCACGGGTGGGCAAATTAATCTGAATGTTGAGGAGGCGACTCTTACCCTAAGTGGACAGGATCTTTCCCTTGACGTTACACAACCTGACAACTTACTCAAGATTGATCGCCAAGATACGTATGTCATAAATGGAGCTTATGGATCTGTGATGATGTATCCGGGTAGTGGCGGCTACTTTACAATTGGGGAGACGTAAATGGAACACTCCGCTATCGAACACTTCCTGACACTACCGGCAGCCATAGCTATATTCGGATTAGCTTTTGGTGCGTGGGCGTGGGTAGTAGCTTGGGGTATCAACATCGTTAAGAGAGAAGTGCACTCTTTGAAAATCGCAGCAGAGAGTACATCTAAATCTCTAGAAGCCCACGTACTGCTGACTGAGAAAAGATTAACCATGCTGGAAGTAGAGTTTGGATACCTTCGTAGATATATGACATCGCAGCATGCCGTGCAACCAGAGAGTGACTAACTACTATGAGTCTTAGAAAACTACAGAGTGAGTTCGCAAGGATAGTGCCTCGCCTAATAGACAAGGCGTACGAGATGGGGTATGAGGTTACACTAGGAGATGCGTACCGTGACCCACGGGTACACGGAAGGATGGGAGTAAGGAAGTCTTATTCTCATCCGAAGAGCGCACACAAGGTGAAGCTCGCAATCGACTTGAATCTTTTCAGAGATGGGGAATACTTGGAGACGACCGAAGATCATCGGCCACTAGGTGAATGGTGGGAACAACAGCACCCGTTAGCTAGGTGGGGCGGTCGCTTTGACGATGGCAACCATTATTCTTTTGAATGGGAGGGTGTAAAGTGACACCGTTAATTGCAGGACTAATTACTGCTGGCATGAAGATCATCGAGAAGGTGGTACCCGATCCAGCAGCAGCAAAGGAAGCACAGTTTAAGTTAATGGAGCTAGCCCAGAAAGGGGAGCTAGCACAGCTTGAGGCTGATGTTAAGCTGGCTAGCGGGCAGCTAGAGATTAACAAGGTAGAAGCAGCTAGCCCATCCTTGTTCAAGGGAGGATGGAGGCCCGCCATTGGCTGGATTGGGGCAACATCCCTAGCCTATCAGTTCATAGCACAGCCACTACTTGCGTGGTATAGCACGTATGCACACATCCCTGTGCCGCCAGTACTAGACTTGTCTGAGATTATGACTATCCTTACTGGTATGCTAGGCTTGGGTGTGCTGCGTACACACGAACGAGTTAAGGGCGTTATCCCAAGAGGACACTAACGCAAACGAGGACCACAATCCCAAGGAGTAAACGAGGCCCCGACTTGCTCGGGGCTTCCTTTCCATCCAAACCTGATTTCCCAGTGTGCCCAACCTACAGGCTCACGTCCAAGTTTGCGGAAGAACCACTGTGCTAGTGGTCCCATCTTGATGGCAGCCCAGAACCCACACCATCCAAAGTACTCCACTACCTGCCAGTACCACTTATATTTGCCTGTGTTGTAAAAGTACAACAGGCTTTCCTTGTGAGGATGGTTACTAGTATTCCCTGCCCATGAAGTAGGCACGCGCGTGTGGATGTGCAAAGGGTTGCCACTAAAACTATTGCGGAAACCACACCACATAGTGACACGCAACCAAGCAGGCCACCAACCGGGACAGGCTACGTCATACCACAAGGGCAGGGCTCCGTTGTCTGGTGTCTCAAACCACCTAGCTACCCACGGCACAGTAAAGAACCAAGCCGGTCCTTGATGTCCCGGCTTTAGTTCCATCTTTCCAAGGGCTGCTGTCACAGCTACTATGGGTATACCTATGAGGGTACCCAACAGCGTGAAGACACTAGCCAAGGGCCAGATAACCAGCACATTAAAGGCTAGGAAAAACCACACTATACTACTAAAATTCTTTGACTGCAACATTCTTGTCCTTCCTCTTGGTACGGTAGTTCTTACGTCCCTTGTTGCGTAGCTTCTTCTTCATGGTACTTCCATCAGGAAGTCCTTGGGGTACAGGCTTAGAGTCCGTCACTGTCACACCATAGTTACTAGGAACCTGTGACTTTACAGGGTTGTCCGGTACCATCCTGAACGGGTCTTTCGGCGTATGACGCCAATGAATAGCTGGAGCGTCAATGACAAAATTAGCAACGTTTGCACACTCGTCACAACTAACAGTTCGCGGCCTGAGTTTATAAGACGCATAGAACTTCTCCGTTATCTTACCACACTTTGAGCATTCAAAACTATAGGTTGGCATTCTTAGTCACTCCCCGTGGTGATGTTGTGCGTTACGTGCCGCTTGACAGGATCTATAGGATTCTCCCACGGCCAGTACTTACCGGGCCTGACATACTTGACTGCTTCAGGTACTAGCTCCTCTGGTATAGTGATACCAACACCCGCTTCAATAAAGTCTTTGATGCGGCGTACCTCAGTCTCTGTGTTCTTACACAGTTTCTCATAAGACAGGTGCATAGTAGGGATGTCGAATCCCATACCGTGCAGCATCTGAACTAGCTCATACTGAGAAAACAGTAACTTCTTCCAAGATCTCCAGTGTTTATTTACAGGTGGGTGGGCACCCCCTTTCTCATCTATAGCCATGATGTCTCGCCACACACAAATCACTAGCGGGTTATCCATCTGCCACAGCCTAGCACCGAACACCTCGCTGTCCCGCATCACCAGCATCTTCTGTCCCCACACAGGGTACATGGCATCATACTTGTGCACCATGTCCTCCCTGCCGTGTATAAGGAACTCACGCAGCAAGGCTGGGTTCTCGTGCTGATCGTTACTCTCAGGAAAGGGGATACCTAACGAGCGAACGACACCACTAGTCGCGGTTGTTCCGCCTCTTACTGCTCCAATAATGACGACTTGGTTGCTCACGCATCAACCTCCACACCTTACGATTGAATGTTCCATCTGCGTATATTACTAGTAACAGGTGGTTCACACTCCGACAGAAGTGGATCCATCTGTTCTTCCAAACGGGGATTTTCCAAGCCACTGTTCAATGTCTCCCCTTGTGTCGATGATAATTCCGTTGGGGTCGAAGACCTTGTAGGGTTTGCTAGTACGCTCCTTGAGATAGTCAATAGTTTTCTTAACACCAGTCTCACTCTCCTCTAGAAAAACAAGGACAACATCAGAGTTGTCAATGATTTGTTTGTTGCGAAAGAAGAAGTACTTTGGATCGTGGGGTGCCTTGTGATCCACGAAGTTGTAAGGCTTGAATACAATGTAATCATAGCCCTCATCTAAGACTACCTCTTTTGCTATACGTTCACAGCCTTTTGATTCACCTCCAATAAACACTAGGGGTATACAATCATCTTCCAAAAAACGTGTGACATTCTGAATAGACATACGGATGATGTCGTCGTTCATTATCTTACGGCTTCCAATCAATCCAATCTTCATGGTATCTCACATCCTCCTGCTGTACAGGCTAGTTCCTGACTTCCCGTTGTGGTGTCGTCACCTTCTTTGAACTCGGACCAGTCGATGTTGTTGGGCATCTTTTCTTGGAACGCTTGGTACTCTTCCTTGGTGATCTCCTCGTAAGGAGCCTGTCTATAGCTACCATTGTCGTAAGGTAGAAAAGAAACACCCGAGAGGATATCGAAGTGACGATAGACCCAAGCCCCGACATCGAGCCACTCGTGTTCTCTGACGTATACTGTGATGGACGGTTTGTGCTCACACCAGTTCTCCTGATAGTGCTTCCAAAGTTCAAGCTGCTCAAGCGCAGTCATGTCATCCTTAAGGTAACTAGTATCCGGTGCCTTCTGTGGAAAAGAAAAGACCCAAGCACTCTTGTTGTAGAAATCTTCTTCGTGCGGGAATCCCTTTAGTCGCATCCAATCAGCCATTGGGTCTTTCTTATCAAATCGAACTCTCCGCAGATAGTATCTCGAATAGCGGGGATGTATTCCAGAAGCGGTCCCGGCAAGCTGTGAGACGGTCCCACTTGGTTTAACGCAAGTAACTCCGTGAGACGGCTCAATACCAATGAGTGCACTGTAAGTTGCGTTTGCGGAAATTGCAGCGTCACGTAGTGTCGATAGGAGTCTTCCACTGGCGTCGCTAACGCTTGACGCAAGAAGGTGATCGCAGATTCCTGTGAGTGATACACCCAATAATCTCTCTTCCTCGGTATTAGTAACCCATTTTCTACCCAAGTAGCGAAAATTTGTGAGAGAAGATTGTAGTGTTCCCAAGATTGCGGCGTAGACAACTTTGGTATACAAGGTGTCGCTTGTATCGCTATGCTGAACAACAACCTCGCTGAGATTGCAGAATTGATTCGGTCTAAGAATGATCTCACTACACGGATTTGTACCATAGTCCACATCACTTGGTCTTCGGTCATTCCTAGCTGCCTGAGCTTGGCTAGCTGGGCGAGAAAAGATACCACGCTCTCCTGACTTACTTTCATACAGGCTCTCCCATTCCCTCATAAAGATTCCGATGTCCGGTTTCTCTGTGTATGAAACGCTGTTGTTAGCCAGCGCCCGTTGCCCGTTTGCGAGCCACCAGTCTCCTGACTTGGCGTGTCGCATTCTGTCGTCGGTGAGGTTTGAGAGGGAGATGAGGGCGGATCTCCTGACTCCTCCGACAACGATACACTCTCCGACTTTGCACATGATGTCGTGAGCTTCGAGGCTAGTGAGTCTGCGGCCTCTTGCATTCTGGAAAACCTTGATCGTGAATTTGAACAGATCCTCAAGAGGCTCAGGGCCGCTTGCTCTACCACCGAAAGTTCGCAGAGGGCTGCCCGCAGGTCGTACTCTTGAAGTGTCCCATTTCGGCACTCCACCTCCATAGAGCAATCCGAGAAGTTCACGAAAAGCCGATGCCCATCCGATCTTACTGTCACGGACAATAATGGTAGTGTCGGTGGCGTGGAGTTCATCAGGTACCTCCGGTAATTTATTGATGTACTGTCTCTCGACGGAGAACCCTACACCAGTACCACACATGAGGATGTACATGGCTTCATCAAACGCCTTCGGAGAATCCACAGGTAGGTACGAACAGTTGTAACCTGCAACGTTGTCGCGCTTCAGTGCCTCACCAGCGGTCATCATACATCGCATTGAAGGTAGCACGTCAAGGTTCAGTACTGCCTGTTGTAGTTCATCCCACGGAATTTCCTTCATAGCCTTTGGCTTGACACCAAGGGTACTAGTAACATGGTCCTTAAAGAAATCAAAGTAACGCTGCACGGTTTCATCCCACGTCTCGCGCCGCCCCAAGTCAGGGCGGTACCGTGCATACCTAGACATGGCAATCATCTTTTGGTATTCATTCATCTTCGTCACCAACCTCTCTTGTTTTAATGAAGCGGGTGTACTCTTCCCACTCGATGTCTTCTGCATCGTAGTATTCTCCAACATATCCTTGTATGAGATCCCGTTGGTACCCGCGATCAACCTTCGCATAGTACTCGTGTAGTTTGTCATCGAATCTTTCAATGATGTCCTCCTGCGTGATACCTAGCTCGTCACACATTGCGTCGATGTCCATATCTAGGAAGTAATCTTTGATGCTCATACTAGTAACCCTCAATCATCATCGACGAAACCGCAAGAATGACAGAACCCATCTTGAAAAAAACCACCACACACAGGACACTCTTCCTCATCATAATCATCTTCTTCATTGTCTTCATATTCATCATCATTCATTTTAAACATACTAGTAACCCCCGTCATCAAGAATAAACGTCTTTGAGCCTACCGAGAGAGTAGGTGGCAAAGTCGAATCGGTTGTCGGAATAGTGATCGAGTACGACGAGTCCCCTCCAGTACGAGGTGACGGAGCCTTTGGCGTACTCATCGACGTGTTCAAAAAAGCAACCAACATTAAGAGCTTGGTTAAGATGTGGAGCATTGTGACGATGCTCGCCAGCAGTATCAAGTTTGTGAGTATGACCAAAGACCACGCTATTGTGGTAGATACTAAGAGCCTTTTGAACAGCGTACTTTCCACCGACTGCTTTACCGTTTTCTTGGATAGGGACGTGGGTGAATGAGACTCCTTTGTGGTTCCAGTCGTGTTTGTATTTGACGTATTCAATGATGTATCCTTCTTCCCTAATGTCGCGTAGTAGGTCATGTTCGACGTTCACCTGTCCTTCTAGTTCCGGGTGGTAATCAAGATATCTATCAGTCCTGTTCTCGTGATTACCTTCGCAATAGATAACATCTATGTTACGATGTACCTTGTTGAACATCCTTTCAAGGCCCTCACGTCCTGCGTTGATATCTAGGGCGTAGCGTCTGTTCTCCATGATCTTACGCTTGTCCTTATCCCAAGCTGAGAGTGAGTCCATAGTCACGAAGTCACCGATGATGACAATACGATCCGGCTCAATGTCACGTATCAAACCATTAGCCCAATCGAACCGACGTAAGTCTTGGCCCGGTGCTACGTGGGCATCTCCAATCACCAGTGTTTGATCAAGACGTGCCATATAGTGAGTCCTCATCTTTAAAGGTACGCTTCTCCCACTTGTACTTGGCGAACTCAAGCATCAGTAGCATATCACTTGATGGCATAGGGGTCCATCCCATGCTCAGTTCCTCGCCATCTTCATCGTTGATGATGACGATCATCTTGGCATTGGGCTTATCCTTAACGTAGTCAGCAAGTGCTTCCGCGATACCCTTTGGTGTGTCACTACGGAACAACTTAGGAAACTCTAAAACCTTCTTATCATCATCGTCCATATTAATTATCTCCGTCTGTCAAAGTGACTTGCTACTAGTGCTACCACTATAGAACACAGGGTTACTAGTATTGCTATACACTCGTACTTATACATCGTCTGTCTCCCTACCAGGGAGGAAGGTGTCGATCTCGTCAAGTGTGCCCCAGCGACCATCGAAATCAGACATCTCCCGCTGCACGTCGCGCAACAACCGCTCCGCTGTTGCAAGGCGAGCAGAAAGTTCCATGTTCTGACCGTCTGCGGTAAGTAGATCAGCCCGCAGCCGTTCGATCTCGTCGCGGAGGCGGGTGATCTCTGCATGTACGGGCACGCTTACGTAGTGTCCTCTGTCACCTATTAATACAGTCTGCGATGGACTGCACCGCTCACGCAGCCGCTCGATTTCGTCGGCGGCCATTCTGAACAGGTCGTTTGACCCATCATATTTATCTGCGGCACCCTGTAAGCCACGCAGCCTCTCCATCAGGCCGTCCTTGTCGAAGGTGCAGGCCCTCTGAAGTCGTTCGATCTCGTCGGCGGCTTCCGGTCCATCAGGATTGCGATACCAGTTTGTCGTTAATCCCGGCAGGCGAGTTGGCCCATGCTCTACTTTCCGCAGCCTTTCCAATAGATCACTCACAAGCTCCTCCGTCCTCGCCTCGATCTTCTTCCGCCTCTCAGGAGGCAGGCTGTCTCGGAGTTCAGATAGCGTGCGGCCTTTCACGATGTCGCAGGAGTGCCCTTCGGGCTCGAAGTAGTGGGCTCTACAAACGGGACAGATGTTCCAGTCGTGGCTCATAGCGGTTGTCTCCATGATGATTTACTTTAACCAATCTTCCGGTATCTTTTCTCCGATGGCCCACGGAATTCCAAGCCCTTCGGCCCAATCCGAATACCGTACTCTACTGCCGGGTCTGATCCGGTTATTGCGTTGAAACAGAATTCGCAAATCGAGTCCGGGGTTGTGTAACAAGACAGATTCCAGTTTTCTCCTAGCTGAGAAGTCCAGATATCCTTTGAGTTCAATACAGCGTTTACCGACCACAATGTCTGGTACGTAGTAGTACTCGATTTTGTACGGGACTTTTTCTCCTTCGTACTTCCAGTCTTTGTCTTCTTTGAACCCTCTCGATTCGAGGTCTTTGCAGATCCTTTCTTCATACTTACTTCTCCTTGAACCTTTCTTTAATGTACGCTTCCGTGATGCACGGTACTTTCGGGGGCTTCCCGACCGGCTTGCAGATGAACGCTGGCCCGTCCGAGTAGGCATATACTTCTAGTCCTCCTTGTTCTTCATAGCAATCAAACTTGTACGGGCAGTATGAACAGCCGGGACCGAGAACAGCATTGGAACCTTTACTAGTAACGTCTCTAGTTGGGTCAGTCTTAAGTGATTCAGGAGAAGATATCCTCTTTCCCATGTTCGTAACCCAAGTGGTACACAGTTGCGGATCCACCTTCTGGGTGTATAGATGCAACTTACCATTCTGTTTGTTACAAGCCAGAATACCAACGGTGTCTATTGATTCACCAAGCATGTGCATCATACCAGCGTAGTAGTAAAGCTGGCGCATGTAACCCCACTTATCCTCCACGGCGGCTTCGCCACTCTGCCACTTCTGAAAGGAATAGTTCTCCATGCTCTTTACGTCAACCAGTACACCATCTATCATTGCGTCAATACGACCAGAAAGGGTGAACGTGGTACCGGGTAGTGAAACAGACAACCTACGTTGTTCATCTTCCACATTGTGCCCAGCCACCTGAGCTATAAAGAGCACGGACTCTTCTATCAAATCACCGTACAAGAACTTGAACTTGTTACTGCCATCAATCTGTTCCTTTTGCACATTGTTATCAGTACCAAAGATGTTGTACCAAATCTTACGATAACAATTGGGCGTCACCTGTGTGACGTACACCTCACTAGGATCACGGTCAGACCTATCTGGATCCTTGATCTCATCCCGTACGTGTCTGACCATACGCACACCAAGGCCAGCTAGTGCGTCTGTGTTAAACTCTATATCCTTGTTAGCCTCACCCAACAACTTGTAGATGTCAGGTATAAGGTTGTCTATCGCATTACTCACAGTCACTCCTCCATCTTAAGTGCGAGCTTCGCCACCTTCTCTTCAACATCGCGTCCGCTAGTATAGTCCGCAAAGGTACGAGCAACATCAAGTACCTTCTGAATCATGGCATCGCCACTCGTATCACACCCAAACAGTGCGGGGTATGAGGTTACTAGTTCCCGCGCATTTGTCAGCGCATTCTGTCTGATGATTGCAATCTCACCTGACGTTGCAGGTACGGGGAAAACACGTCCACTACGAAAAGAAGTACCCGACGCATCGGTGGGAGTAGCACGCACAGGTGTAGCACCCGTGCCTGTTGCTGTAACAGAAACAGTAGCAGGGTCAATCTTAGGACCATAAGCAGTTGCAGAAGCAACGAAATCAATCTCAGCACCATCGGTAATACCTGCCTTGGTTGGGTTAGAGAAACCCCACTGATACTTGGTACCATCTACCAAGATGTCATAGACAGACATGGGGCCTTTCTTCGTGTTAACAGTACGAGCGATCACCTTATCAACAGTACCTTTCTGAGTCGTCATGGTTACTAATACCTCGTTAAGTCATAAGTTTGTGCCATGGTCCATCCCACGACACTAAGCTATATTGTACATCAACTACTAGGGGTAAGTCAAGAAAATCTGTCTTAAATAACCTTTCAAATAATGGCGCTGCCTCCTCTAGTGTGTTCTTTACCCAACGTGCGTACTCCTCTATCTTGTCAAGAGGACACTCAAACAGAATTGAATCGTGTACTGTGTTGATCATGTGCAAGTCTTTGATGCCGTCCTCACGCAAACGGGACTCTGTGTAACCCAACATCATTGGGACTATATCACCAGTAGCAAGTCCTTGAATTGGATAGTTGCACATCTTGGTATAAGCAGGCTCGTAGCTAAATCCCTTTGCTACGACTTTCTTATTTAATGGTATTGCATATCTCCTGCCAGTTACAGAAGTGTGCACGCAAATAGGATTACCTTCGCTATCCTTTAATCTAAACTTACGGTACTGTTCTTCCAGATTCTTTGCCAAGCGTGCACGGTACGTCTTGATACTGGAGTATCGTTCGTAGAACTTTCTTACGATATCCCACACAATACCTTGGGAGATACCAGACTGTTCGGCTAGGGTAGGCACACCACCACCGTAGATAATTCCAAAGTCAACACCCTTGACTATGCGCCTTTGTTCCTTAGTATACCCATCACCGAATGTTTCTGACGCAATCGCATCGTGTACATCTACACCGTTACGCAAGTCACTCAGCAACACCGGATCCTTTGAGTCATAAGCAAAGGCAACCATCTCTAGTTGTTTATAATCAGCTTCAATGAATGCCATACCCTTTCTTGGTACGAACAAGCTCTTAACCTCACTGCTACTAGCTTGGTTCTGTAGATTAGGATTACTCTGTGAGTAGCGTCCGGTACTAGTAATTGTCTGGTGTATGTTGGGGTGCAAGGTAGTACCCCACAACTTGGTTGGTAACGTACGCACATACGTAGATAACAACTTCTCATTCTTTTTGTATTCACGTAGAAATTTAATAACATCTAACGTAGGCTCTACTTTCTGTAGTATGGAGTCACTGACAGTCCAGATACCCAGCTTGGTACGTCTGGCACCTACATCTTTAGGATCTATAACACAAGGGAACGACAGCACATCGTCTTCATAAGTGTACTTCGTCTGTCCCTTTTTCTTACCAGACTTCCATACCCCGTTCTCTTTCTTCTTCTTGTAGGCGTAATCACCACCAAAGATTACGGCACTCCAAAATACATTAGAATTGATGAAGGGTGCCAAGTCATCTAGGCTAAGGGCTACTTCCATCTGAGCCTTAAGTAGACTGTTCTTCGCCTCTAGGTGTGCGGCAACAAGTGCTGAACCTTCAAGGTCAAACTCTATGCCACGATGTTCCATCCTTACCACAGCCTTTAGTGCAGCACACTGAGTGAAGATCAACTTAAGCATACCACATCTCTTGGCTTCGTCCATCTGAGCTAAAGCAAGATTGTACGTTATGATACAATCATTGCGTAGGTAGTCCATCAAGTCGTTCTGTTCCACATCCTCAGTCGTCTTACCTTCTGCGATAAGACGCTTTATAAGATCATCCTTCTCACCAATCAAAAGCCCGTCTATCTTTAGAGCATCTGCCAAACTAGGCATCTTGTTTTGCTGACAAGACAACAAGTAATGGGCGATACTAGTATCCCACAGTGTGCACGACATGAGTTGCTCGAAGGCTTCAGGGTAACGAGCCGCATAAAGTAAATCAAACTTCAGATTGTGACCACATACGATGATGTTTTTGTTAGCACCTTCTTCCATTACCTCATCATTGTTATCCCACAAATTGGGAATGAAACCTTCATAGATATAAGAATGCTTGCCATCATAAATACCAGCTAATAGCACCTCGTTACTAGTATCCCAAGGCGTAGAGGAACTAAACCCAGCACGCTTGCAGCGCATGGTAGTCTCTATATCAAATGAGAATAAGTGGCGGGATGTCTTAGTAAGTTTTGGACGAGTATCTACCTCTTTCTCCATCAAAGTATACCTCAAATTTACCGTGTCGTTTATCAGGTTGGGTTCGTGGTCCACCCGGTAGCTTGTTCTTTGCTACGCTGATGTACCTAGTAGAGTCATCACCTATGTTACCTATCATAACAATGGCATCAGCTTCACCTTGGACACCAGTTTTGGATCCGTACATTTGTGACAAGTCAAGCCAAGCTTTTCCCTCTGCACTTGCATCTGCCTGCATGATTCCAACGATGGTACACTTATACTTAGTTGCGAGATTACGGACAAACTGAGCGATCTTCCGCATCCTAGACACATCGTTTTCATCCCTATCAAAACCTCTGAGCTTGTCGAGGATGTTGATTCCGACAAGGGAGTACTCACCTCCTTTAAGATATCTTTCGAGATCATAGACACTTAGCATACCTTCTTTATCTACTACTTTAATTCTATCTATGGTGCCCAGTGCTGCCTTGTACTTCTCTAGAGTAGCATCTTCGTCCACTGCTATGTCCAGCAGTGTCATCGCAAGTGCTGACTGGATACAGCGTACCCATATCTTACGGCCATCCTCTTCATTGTTAAAGATGATAGCCTTCTTATCCTCGGGTAGTTGCTGTGCCATGTGTGTGAACTCAGACGTAATGAACGTAGTCTTTCCTGTCTCTGGTCGAGCAGAGACGATTAAGAAGTCACCTCCGTGCACTGGTCCGATGCTGATGTTGAGGTCTTCCAGTCTCCACTCAAGACCGTGAGAGCGGACAAGATCATTGAGGATACTAGTAAGATCGTTAGTAACAAAATAATCTTCATCAGTCTTGCCTGCACTGGATAGCTCGTTAACATACTTGTCAAGTATAGAACTACAATAGTCCAAGCTGACACCAGTATCGCCGCGAATAACACGATCACACACCTCTCTCACTTGCGCTGTGTAGTCCAGCGCTATGAACTTGTCTATGACTGCCTTATCAACAGGTGGTTCTGTTGTGATACGTTCAAAGATGGTATCGTACATCTCATACCTAGCAGCATCCCAACCGGGGTGCTGTACCATCTTGTGCCACACCTTGAAGTGTGTAAAATCAATGGGATCATTATCAGAAAATACTTTCCAGTATTCTGCATAGTCATCAAGCAACATCATAGTCTCACGTACCACGGTGTGAGACTTAACGTGTCGTTTGAATCTATCGTAGTATCCCTTGTTCGATAGAAACTTTAGCAAAGGAATGTCTAGCATGTCAGTGAACACCTAATACGCCATCAACAAAATCTTGTATGTCTGCAACACTGAAGTATTTAGGATCGCACTTCTTGTCGTGATCGAAGGCTGGTGTAAACATACCCACATCTTTCATGAAGATACGTAGTCTATCTGTTGTTTCTCTGGCTGCACTGATAACAGTTGGGTTGTCCATATCCAGCCACACAAACGCTTTGTCAAACATACAAGATAGCTTGTGCACCTCAGGCAAGCTCATAACACTAGCACCGTGAAGCACACACGCAGCAAAGCCAGCTTGTGCTATCTTAACACCACTCACCCTATCCTCACAGATTACTAGTATCGGTGAGTCGTATGGGTTGAAGATGTGTGTCCCAACATGACCAAGTGTACGTACCTTTGGACAGTTGGGTTGTGCATGTACAGTAAACAGTGGCTTCAACTGTACGCCTACCATCTTGGTATCTTCAAAACAAGGCCACAGCATATATGGCATATCTAACTTACCGAGTATCTGACCAAACCCTACACCCCAGTTGTCCGCACGGCAAAGGCTGTAGTCAAGCTCCCACTTATCCATGTACTCCTGATGCGTATTGAATGCTGGCGATAGTGCAACAGGTATGCTATGCCAAGACTTAAGGTAGTGTTGTAGCTGTTGAACAAGATGATCTGTACTAGGTACTAGTGAAGGTACCTCAGTATGACGTGGGCTATAGATGTTAGGCACGTACCCATCAGGTTTGTACATACCTCCCTTCTGACAATTGTGGCAATAGGCTAGGAACACATCCTTAGCAGTACGTGTTATGTACAGCCGTGGCTTGTGGTCAGGCACGCCACCCTCACAATACCGATGAATCACAGCCCTTGTGGTTTCCCTGTCTAGTTCGGCTACACCGCGCTCAGCTAACTGTCTCATTTCCTCTCTGGTAAACTTAGGCATCTTGGTCACACCTTGTTCAAGTCTATACTAGTAACCTTCATGAAGATCTCAGCGACTTGCTTCTGATCATCTTCAATCAGCTTGTTACCAAACGAAAGACGAAATGCCTTGGCAAGATCACCCCAATAAGTAACCTTCGAGGCCCATGTTACCAGACCACGAGGTGACATAGTGAAGTTGATAGTGCCAGTGTCATACCCACGACGCACGAGCGCAGCTACCTCAAGCATACGAGCGAGCCAGTCGTCAGGGATATTGGGCACCCTGCTCTTTATGACTGCTGTTTCATGTTCCTTGGATAGATAGTCTAACTGGATGGTAGTAGAGAACCTGTCAATTAGAGCCTCATTCTGCACGTTGGTTCCAGCATATCTCCCAGATGTATCACCCTGTAGCTTAGTGTTATCAGTCGCCCCGATCCTGAACCACGGTGCAGGTTGGATGTACCGTTCACCCTTCGGCTTGTCAGGAATATAGATAGGACCGTTGGGTTCCAGCGGTGACATCAAAGCCATCGCAATACCAGCAGGCGTGGCACTGATCTCATCGCACGTTAGCATACCACCGTGCTTACCAAGCAAGGGTAACGGACCATCAATCCAGTCCAACTCACCCGCTGCAAGCGAGGGTGTACCAAAGAACGCAGAAGATTCCATGTCCTGCCTACAGTTGACACGGAACCAAGGGATACGCATACGTGCACAGATCTGCTGTTGTAATGTGGTCTTGCCACTGCCCTTCTTGCCAGTTATCAGTAACCTGTCGTTGTTCATGATGGCAACGACTGCTTCTTCTGTCTCTGCGGGTGGGAAGATGTAGCCCTCGTCCACAACAGGGATGAACTGACGTACATCCTCGTGCCAATCACTCACCTTGAAGACACGTACCGCATGGTCAATGCCACTCGGTGGCTTGATATCAAACACCTTGGTAAAGGGCTGCTCCCCACTTTCCAGTTTGATCTCCACCTTGATATCGTCCCTCTTATGAGACGCCTTCTTAGTCTTCCGCTTCTTTGCGGACATCTCTTCCTCTGCTTCCTTAAGAACAGCAAAGAGTTCTTCATCCAATGACGACATCACACAGTTCCTCCATTAAGGATGTTGTAACTAATCACCTTAAGCAACCCATCTTCCAACTCATCAGCACGTTGTATGACTACGTGCTTCTTATAAAACTGTATCACGTTCCTGTCCATGATACCAATGCCTATGATATCAGCACGCTTCTGCTCTTCGATGTGCTGAACAACGTACTTCAGTGCGTAGTACGGATCAGTGTCACCTATCCCATCAGCAGGGGATCCATCACTGAGTACAATGAGTACCTTACGCTTGGTCTGCTGTTGCAAGAGCCTATCGTACGCAAAGTTAATAGCATCAGCATCCGCATTGCCCCACATACGTGAAGTAAAGTCATCGAACCTACTGTATATCTGCTCATCAGTAGCCCTGATGCTGAATGGTTTGATCACGCCTACGATTGTACCGTAGTCCTCACTGAACGTCAATATTTCTGTGTTGACACGCAGCACGTTACTAATAACGTGGTTAATTAGCATCGCACTCTTTGTTGCGTGCACCACCTTGGGTCCGTTCATGCTACCACTCATGTCTACCAGAACAGACACACTTGTATCAAGTAAGTCCGCTTCATACTTCTTACGAAACACACGCCTGTTCCAGTCACCATCACCCACAATAGGCAAGGCAGCACGGTACAACGCACGGTTATGGATGGTACCCTTTGTGTGACCACCCATGTACAGCGTAGCACTCTTGACTTGCAAGTACCTACGTACCCTGTTAGCAAAGGAGGTACTAGTATTCAGCTTGCTGAGGCTACCACCCTCACGGTTAAGATAGCCTGATCTTAAGGGCTTAGGATTATTGTGGTACTGCACAGTCTTGATGTTCTTTAAGTCTTCAGGTATCCAGACTTTACGAACACGGTGCTTCGCATAGTCTAGCCCAAGACCGTGACCAGCAGGATCATGTGGATCTTTGGGCTCGTGCTGTGTCTTGACAAAGAACTCGTAAGGGATAGTGTACTTGCCTGTCCTCTCGTCCCACTGTCCTTCCTTTGCAGGCTTGCCATCACCCCGCTTGCCCACCTTTCCATCCTTGCCTCCCTTCTTCTCTTCATTCTCCTCGCTCTCTTCCGACTCACCCCTACCTTCTCCCTTTCTCAACTCCTGCATTTCCTGTTCCACTTCCTCTGGTGTCTTGTCCCAGAGTAAGCCATACAGTTTCTTAGCAAGCTCAATAGTTTCATCACCACTACCAAGGTTATTAATATCCTTGATAGCATCAGCGTGATGTAGCTTGTTGACGTACTCACTGATGTTGGGATAGGTTGAAGTGGATAGCTCAAGCTCCTCTCGCATGTGCACGCTGGCACCCGGACACCACTGTGACTGTGCTACACCAGCAGTCAGGAACATGGCACTCATCTTGGCTGTCTCATCTGCCAACTGATCGCTTGGTACGTTGTGTACTAGTTCCTTTGTGAACTGAAGTGACTCGTGTCCTAGTATCTCACGACCATCACTGATGATACGCTCATCACCCACGTACCTAGAGGCTGCGCTCTTCTCAATGCGCTGGTCCTCTAAGATGTTGCATATAGCACCAAGTGGGTGCCCTATGTGCAAGCCTGTGTCCTCTACCAAATCAAGATACTCACTACCCTCAATGTGGTGAGACAACTCGTGACGCACAAAGAACCTGAGCTTTGCCTCATCATCCACAGTCAACCGTTCATTGAACGTGGGTATTAGTAACGTCCTCTTGTTTGTGCAAGGACCGGGGATGTCATCCCTGAACTGCACATCTATGTCATTCCTGCTGCACTCACTCCAGATCCAGCGTCGAAGGTGGTTGAGTTCATTGAGGGAGGTCTGTCCCTTTGCCATATCTGCTACCTCTTAGTTACTAGTATTAATATATATATATATTCTTATTCTTATTTATATATATAATATATATATTATACCACACTCTCAAACCACTGGTCAAATTGTTTGAGGCACCTGCCCACTGCGATAGCCCATCCCAGCCTGCGGTTAGGCTGATCGTGCGGGTTGCACCAGCTAGACCCAAAGGCTACTGCCTTGTTGGTCTTGCGGTTGATGACAGCAGCCCATGTATGGTACTTGGCACTGTGCCCGTGGCACTTGATTGGCCCCTTGCTGTGGTGCACCTCCACCTTGTAACCTGCTGATTCCAATAGCTTAATCCTGTGCCTGTACCTTTCAAACTGTTCACTGATTGACATGGTATCAATGCTCCGTGTTAAAGAACTTCTGAAACAACGCTTCGACCTGTTCGATTGTGACTGTGCTCTTGCTTACGCAGAACTCCTCCTCTGTTCCGATGTGCTTACATGCAGGACACTTGAACCTTACCATCTGATCATCCATGTCCGAGTCATAGTAGCTAGCGAAATCAAAGTCTCCCTCTTGTGTGCCACACTTCGGACACTTCAACTCCCACACCTCACACTCAACGATGTCATCAGGGTTCTGGTGCATAGTCATGTCACTCTTCTCCTACGTACTTGCGAGTACCGAACTGGACAAGACACTCAACACACCCGAGAGCGACAGCACATGACAACTCTCTGTGTCTTGCTACCTTACCAGTATATTTCCAGTTTGCAAACTCGAAACCTACCTTGAACCACTGCCACGGAAAGGCAGCCGTGAACTGTACTGTCACAAACCACGGTGCTTTCTCTCTGTAGAATTCCTTATAGAACATTGCATACACTCCTCGTAACCATTGCATGCAATGGTTACTAGTAACATTACAGTAACATGACAGTAACCAAGGAGTGTGACACATTTGTTACAACGTGCCACACCCCCGGTTACTAGTAACTTAGGCTGCCGCCTTCACAGGGTTCGGCTCTTCATCCTCTTCATCGCCCCACTCATCACGCACCAAGTCATCCAACCTAGTGTTGAACATGCGGAGCACGTCCTCCCTTGAGACACTCTCAAGGACGGACAGCCTGCGAGCGAACGTGATGCCAGCATCCATCGCCTTCTCAAGATCAGACTTGGGAGTACGAGCAGCACTCTTAGACTCCTTGATAAGATCCTGAAGCTGCGTCTTACCACGAGGTGTGCCATCCGAACGCCACAAGATGTGGCCTCCATCCTTCACAACCCCAAGGATCTGCTCACCACCACGCACTGCGTTAGTAATGACAGACTTCGCACTCTTCAAGGAGTTCTTCATCTTCTCCCTGATCTGACCCACACGCTCCAGCCTCTCGACCTTCTCAGGTCCAGTGTGCTTGGCCTCAATATCCTTAGCACGGATGTCAAGCTCCTCAAACACATCCTTCTGGAGCTTCACGATCTCAACACCGATGGCCTTAGCCGCATCCTCGTAAGACTCAAAGGTCATGCCACGCAAGGCATCGTTACCGATAGCCAACACCTGACCGAACGAGTTCTCAAACAACTTATCGACAGTCAACTGACCCTCGACAGCCATGATAGTCTCGTTGACCCACTGCTGACGCGGCTTCGCCTCAATGGCACAGCCCTTGAACGTGATGGCAGCAGTCATCTTAGCCTTCTTACTCGTAGTCACTTCAATCTCCTCGGGTTATTAGTAACCCAGTAGTAGTGCACACACACCTAGTACTAACACAACAAGAGCGAGTGCAACTAGGCACACACCCACTCCAACCAACAGAAACTCAATGCGTCTTACGTTCCACACCTCACCACCTCCCATCAATCTGTGAGATGAGATCGTCACGCTCCTGTGCCCACTCAGCACACTTCTCAATGTACCACATAGGCAGATCAAGCGCAAGGTATGCAGCCTTGGCCTCCTCCTTATCGAACGTACCGATCCACGAGTTCAACTCAAGGATCCGACGCACGATGTGCTTGTAGTCGTGCTTCATATATCACCTCCGATTCATCATGTACTTGGCGTCGAGGTTCTTCAACTCCTGCTCAAGCAAGTCGATGGCACGAGTGTAGTCCTTGTACTCGTGATGCTTCGCCCACTTGAGGCTGAGAGGACGGGACTTGAGAGTCTCGATCTCACGCTGGATGTTACGACGCTTGTTCTTGTAGGTCACATCGAACTGCGTCGCATACATGAGCTTGCGACGGGTGTTCCCAGCCTGCCGCTTGTTCGCCTTGTTCACACTGTCAGCCATGATACTTGCTTCCTATTACTAGGTAATAACTAGGCAGTTACTAATAACTGCCACCTCCTGCTGCACGCAGGCTCGTGCACACTCCAGTCGAATGTGCACTGGTCTACATACAGGATATACTGCTGTTAGACGATGCGAATACTCGGACGTTCTGGTCCTAACGTCGCAGGACATACGTTGCCTGTCCGTACCGGCTTTCACCCCACGATACTAGTAACCAAGTGCCTGTTCCTATGTGCCTGTGATGCGTGTGTTCATGCTTGATCCAACCACGCTACCGCTCCCGCTTGCGGCATCCATCGTACAGTCTAAGGACCGCACATCACATCAGGCTAATACACTTGAGCCCTCTCGTGTTTGCTAGGTCTGGGCTAGCGGCACCGCTCGTGCACGCGAGGTGTGCTATGCCTCGCGGGACTCCTGTACCAGAGCCTCCATCCTGCTGCGCGACTCGCAGGCATCCGTAATCTGCGCCAGCTAATTACTGAGTAATAAGCTAAATCTAAACTCAATAATCCACTGTAACACCATTATACCACATTAGCACGCTTATGTCAACTAATAAGGCACGCCCACACTCTTATTACTGAGTAGTTACTAGTAACCTTCTGGCATAAAAAAAGGGAGGCCTTGCGGCCTCCCTTGGGTTAGGTTGGGTTACTTGCTGAGGTTCTTCTGAAGGTAGGCCGCGCAGGCATCGCGCTCGACCTTGCTGGTCTGCGACCAGACCGCGACCAGTGCCTTGCACAGTTCCATCGCAGTCAACCCGTCGGCGCTCGGGCCGTCGGTCTTCGCCTTGCGTCCCGCACCCTTAGCCCTCTTCGCGGCAAATCCCTTCGCCTTGCGCTGGATCGTCGCGTAAGTGCTGACACGCTGCAACGCGTACACGACGCGATCAGACTTAGCATCCTTACCTGCGGTTGCCTTGATATCAGTCCGCAGGTCTTCTGCGAACTTGTCTAGGCCCGCCGCGTCAAGATTGGACGTGAGGCGCATGAATTCCGCCTTGTTGGTCGCGTCCGCCTTGCCAGCGCGAAGGATGGAAAGGGCCAGATTGTGGATAGCAGTAGTCATGATTTGAGTCTCCGTTATTACTCGGTAATAAGACACGCGCCTCGCGGTCGCCGCCCGGCGCCAGCGCGTCAGTCTAGTTGTTAAAGAACCGGGTCGGCTCGGCGGCCACCCATCTCCCTTGTACTCCCGTCGGGCGTGGATCACATCGTGGAAACTACGTATGTACGGATATACAGTACTCGATCCGGGAGGGTGTTGCGTAAAAACAACCTGTAAGATCAACGGCTTAGAGCCTGTGGATAACCTGTTAACAAATGGCCACCCTGTAGGGTAGGACCAGTTCAGCCGCAGCGGCGCTCCGTGGCTTACAGGCGGTCGTGGAGTGAGGTATATGTTAAATGGAGGGTGGACGTAGGTACTAGTAACACGAAGACTGAAACACGAATAAAACTTCGTATGTTCAACGGGTTGGCGCTGCTACGGGACGCGAAGTGGACGGGTAATAGTCAATGTGAGTATAAATGCTTCGATCTCCCTCGAAATGACGCGATCGTCGGCGAAATGCTTCGATTGTGCTGGAAATGTCGAAGATTTGACATAATGCAACCGGGGTATCCGGGGGGTTGGGGGGCCCACCCACAGTAAGTAGTATATCACCTCGAAACTTTCTCACAGAAATTCTGAGGGGTTAATAATAATATATATATATAATAAATAATAATAATATAAATATATATATAATAATATAAAATGGGGGTATATATAATATAATATATAATAATATATATAAATATATAATATACTCTTGAACTCTTCCACAACCTACCCATCTAAGGGTTTAGCCTGTCTGCCAACAAGGAGTGGGTTATGCCCAAAACTGAGACTAAGCGCGGAAAGTCGGACACCTCCAGCTACAAAGGCCGGGAGGACGCCCCACTGGAGCCGGTGTACCCAGAAGCCTACATTGGAGGGCTGCAAATCGGAACCGTTACCCGCGGGGCCTTGGGTATTGCAGGCGGAGCGCGATACCTGACAGCGGAAGGCTATAAGTTATTGGCACGGTCTAACATAGACACCTATAGGCAAATACGAAAAGAGGAGCTAAAGAAAAAGTGATCCCAAATACTGTACGAACTGATGACGTGATGTTCCAAGATACGCCTCCAACCGACATAACGGCTGCCGAGATCGCCCTGTACGGAGCCTTGCTGCGGGGCAACGACGCGGCTCAACTTGAGGTCCTGTCAAACCCCCGGTTGTGGCTGAACGAACAAGTGTCTGGGGCCTTGGGCGTAGCGGGATCCGAGCTTACTCTAGGAGTTACCTAAGTTTGGCTAAGTTCAGAACAGGCAGACCGATTAGCCAGTTTAGCTGGAAGGGCTCAGACGTTCCGATGACGGTTACTAATAACCTAAAGCCGGGGCGTTTGGAGATCACAAAAGAGCAAGCTACGCAGCTAAGAGCCTACTACGCTAAACCTAAAGCAGAGCGGATAGCGCAGCGGATAGCGGAGCGGAAACGCAGTGGCTAAAATAGATTCCCTATCTGACAGCGTAGACGCTACAGCGGTAGCCGAGAACAACGACAAGATTACCGCAGCGTTCCAGAACACGCTTTCCTTGGATGGGTCCAGTCCGAACACTGTCGGGACTAACATCGACATGAACGGGAACCTGATCCTGAACTGCGCTGGGGTGGTACTCACGGATGACCCCACCTTTACGGGAACCGTCACAGGAGATGATCTTGTAGCCGTAACTACGGTAACAGCAGGAACCACTGTAACGGCGGGCACGACGGTAACGGCGGGAACGACTGTAACGGCTGGCACGGATATCTACGCTGACAATGTGGTACTGGAGAAAGCCTCTGGAAACGGAATCAAGGTAGATCGGGACTCCCCTACGTTTGGCTGGCACGACATCATCGGCAAGGTCCAGCCTAAAGCAACGGGAGCGGGGTTCCCAACCAGACGGGTGTACAACGGGGGTACCCTAGCTGACTACGCCTTTGGTGTGAACGACGTTGTGGATTTTGTGTTTCACATCCCACACGACTACGTACCGGGAACCGATGTATACTTTCACGTACACTGGTCCCACAACGACCCAACGAGTGTGAGTGGCAACGCAGTCTTTACCATCTATCACACGTACTCGAAAGGACACAACCAAGCGAACTTCGCCGCAGAAAAGAACTTCACCATCACCTACAACACCACCGACATATCGACTACGCCACAATACCGACACCGCGTAGACGAAACGGCCATGAGCACCAGCGGAGGTTCTGCTAGTTTGTTGGATACTGATGACCTAGAGCCAGACGGTTTGATTGTAGCAACCTTAAAAATGACCACCCTTCCGACATTTGGCGGGGGTGGGTATCTTTTCATCCACACTTGCGACGTGCACTACCAGAGCACAGGCGCACCAACCAAACAAAAGGCACCGAACTTCTATGTCTAAAATAGATCCCCTTGCAGACATCGCCATCCTTGGTGGTGCGCTTACATCGAACAACGATAAGATCGAGGCGGCTTTCGAGAACACCCTTTCGAGGGATGGTTCTGCTCCTAACAGCATGCAAGCCAATATCGACGTGAACGGCTACAGGATCCTCAACCTGCCCACAGCCGTCTCCGACAGCGAACCCGTGACCCTAGGGCAAGCGGGTTCGATTGCTGGAGTTACGAGCCCCCTAACTCGTGAGAGCGTGGGGGCCGTCTTTTACCCTCAGACGGCGGCAGAGACTACAGCAGGCGTTACACCTACGAACTACTACGTTGAGCCGCTTAATGCGGCGCGCTACGGTGCGGCAGGAGATGGTGTAACAGACGACTCCAGCGCACTTGCGAATTTGGTTGCGGTGGCTAAAGAAGAAACGATGCCGCGCATTGTAATTCCGTCAGGAACCTATGCGATCACAACAAACACACTGACTTTTGATCTGCCAAACGGATCGACTATCGACTGCTACGGAGAGATAACCTCGACCGTCACCGGCGCCGCCGCTGTCATAATTGGCGACGCATCATCTAACACATACTACCTGACCGTGCGCGGCCTGAATGTTTCTCGGACGACTGCCGACACCAGCGCCTCGTCTGTCGGCATCCAGATTCGCAATATAGTGTGGTCGAAGATCGACATCCGCAGGGTGACAAATTTTCAGGACGGCGTGCATGTTTACTCTGATCAACCGAACGGAGGGGTGAGTTACTGCGAGTTTTCGCTTGGGTTCCTGCATGACAACAAGCGCAATCTGTATCTGTCAGCAGCAAGCACGGGATATGTGAACGAGAACAATTTCTTTGGTGGCTCGTTTAATCACAGCACAGGATACCCAGCCGTCGCAACGGTCAACCTAGAGGTAGAGCACTTCGTAACCAACCAGTTAAACAACAATCGGTTTTGGGGTCCGAGCTTTGAAGACAATGATGGAACAAACGCCGTCGCGGCTGTCATCAATGGTAGCAATAACGTCATTTACTGGCCGCGCATGGAGAGAACGAACAACCAGAGTACCTACGAGATCCAATTCACTGCCAACTCTAGTGAGTGCGCGGTCGTCGGGCACGGGTTCACGATGGTCAATACGAACATCGCTGATTCTGGCGCATCGAATATGTACGAGACTCGTGAGGGACTTGTGATTTCTCATCAGACTGCGGCGGACGCGGCCAAGTCGGTTCTGAAATTGCAAAGCACATCCTCCAGCTCAGCGAGGCTTTTGCAGTTGCTTGATACGGGTGGCACGGAACAGGGGTATCTGGACGGATCGGGAAATGCGGTGATGAAGCGGCTGCGGGCAACGGCGGCTGGGGCTGGTGTAGCAAGCACCGTGACGTTTGGGAACGAAACACAAGCGACGGTCGGTGCAGCAGGCGGTGCAAGTGCATTGCCAGCAACTCCGACTGGCTACCTTCGCTTCTTTGTAGGGACTACAGAGTACGTTATCCCGTATTACGCGCAGGCGTGATAAAATGGGTTTAATAAAGATGGAAGGCGTGGATATTAACGTCTTTAAGGACGTGGTAGGGAGGTGGAGAACCACCTCCTTGTTTATTGAGTTCAACAAGGATGAAGACAAGTACCCAGCTTTCTATACGCTAGGAGAGGAGGATGCAACTAAGGACGGCAAGGTTTATATCTCAGCTAAACGAAAGTATATGCACTACGCAGATCCTACCGAATATCTATTTGCTACCAAGATCTTTGGATCCTACGAGTGCTGGGAGGCTGTTCTTAATTCACCAGATATTAGGGCGCACGTTGAACAGTGGCGTAAGGAACTTGATCTCAAACTCCGCAGTGAAGCCATTTGCTATCTTCGGGAGAGGATGGGGAGCGACATCAACGCGGAGAAGTGGTTTGCCGAAGAGAAGTGGAAGGCCCCTAAGCGTGGCCGTCCCCGTAAGCAAAAGGTAACGATGCCTTTTGAGGATGAACACAAGGCTGCCGCAGAGCGGCTGGGAATAAAGGCGGTAAAGTGACACAATATGGCAAAGATAACTCCATTAACTGATCCGCAAACTCTCAATACTATTCTCACAACGACAGCTTCTAACAATGACAAGATAGAAACTGCTGTTCAAAACACGTTGAGTAGAGATGGTTCGCTTCCTAATGAAATGGAAGCGCACCTAGACATGAACAGTTTTTGTGTTCTTAACGCAGGATGTATCACCCTGTCAGGGGGCACGGGGATTGTTAATAACGTAACTACAATCGTTTTTGAGGATGGCACTGAGCTTAACAGTAGCGTTGTATTTACTCCTACGTATGATTCTTTCAATAACTTCTATAACACAACGGAAGGAGAGCAGTTCTTTCAGGATGTGTTCCAAGACGTTACTAATATCGTTACGTGGGGAATAAACAACGTCACTACTCCAACGTATGAGTTTGTCTCTACGGATCTAAACAAACTGGTGACGTTCAACAACGGTGGATCTGGAACAACGGTTACTGTGCCGCAAGGTTCTACGTTTGCTATTGGATCTCGTATTGACGTTGCTTCTCTTGAAACAGGAGCCGTCACGTTTGCTGGAGCAGTCGGCGTTACTGTCAACGGCAACCCCGGACTGACTTTGCGTTCACAGTATTGTGGCGCTACTTTGGTTAAGTATGATACCGATAGTTGGTTATTGATGGGAGACTTGACGAATGCTTAATCTGTTTGGAGTTGAAGCGTATACAGATGCCGAATTTGGTGACGCAAACGTGAGCGATATCTTTTGGGTAAACCATACACGGGTAGATGCAGAATCTGTTGGAAATGCCTATTGTTGCCGCTTTGATCCTACCACTAACAGTATTGTTGCAGAAGTGTGCGTATCTCCGACTACTACTATGAGGGCAACCGGAATCGGATGGAACGGCAGGCAAACAGTTCTTGTTACTGGAGCCGGTAACTTGTGGAAGTCCACGGATGGTGGTACAAACTTTTCCTTGTACAGCACCGACTTTTATGGCGCAGGGGGTAAAATACTTTATTCTGATACGCACAATTCGTTTTTTGTCCCCGGCGCCCCGTGGAAAAGATCAAAAGATAACGGCGTAACTTGGGAAACTTGGACTCCTTATCTGCCTCCAGCACCGGGGCCAAATATGTGGTTAGATGAAAACGACCACATCTGGTGTGTGGGGAACGGTAACGGATATGTTTACAAAAGTGAAGATGGGGGAGATAACTGGAGTACGATGTCTACGACGGGACCAACCAATCGTGATTCAATTTGTGTAGCAAATGGCAAGTACATACTTGGAAGTAATTTTAATCAATTTGCTCATTGGAGCACCGATCTAGTTAATTGGACAGCAACTCCTGCTTTCGGTGCCGCTTATCCTGTCCATATAATCTATGACGTTTATAATGATAGATGGTTAGCTATGGGTGGGCCGGGTATGGTGTCTATCACCGACACAAACCTTGATGCTAATGGGTCGTGGACTTATCACGGCATTAACTACCTTGGTATTGGTTGGAATTGGTCTTGGGGTGTACCCTGTCCTCACTATGAATTGCCTGTATTTGCCGGGCAAATTGCAACGGGATCTGTGGGGGTGAGAAATAGAGAGTGTAATTTTGCTACCCATAATTATAGTTATTTCTCAATTAAAGACACAGGTCAAGCAGATATTATTCCAAATAGCGGATTCGCGTCGAGCGTAGGTTGGAATAGTATTGCTGCTATAACACCGGGGATGTGTAACACAGAATGACACCGGAACTAATTAAAAAGACAGCAGAGGGAGATCTACTTAGCTTCATCAAGCTAGTAGCCCCTCACCGTGTTCTCGGGCACGTTCACCAAGAGCTTCTTCGTTGGTGGACGAGAGAGGATGCGGGCAGTCACCAGCTAGTACTACTCCCTCGGGATCACTGCAAGAGCGCGATGCTGGCTTACAGGGTAGCATGGGAGATTGTAAAGAACCCAGCGATAACGATTCTGTACATCTCAAGTACAGCGAACCTTGCTGAGAAACAGTTGAAGATGATTAAGGACATTCTCACGTCCAAGTGGGTGAGACTCTACTGGCCGGATCTAATCAATGACGAAGAAGGCAAAAGAGAAAAGTGGACCAACTCTGAAATTAGTGTCGATCACCCCATTAGAAAGTTGGAGGGAATACGCGATCCAACGGTTTATACGGGAGGTCTTACCACAAGTCTCACGGGATTCCATTGTAATATCGCCTGTCTTGATGACACAGTGGTACAAGAGAATGCCTATACTGAAGAAGGTAGAGAAAAAGTAAAGACACAATATTCTCTGTTAGCGTCTATTGAATCGGCAGATGCTAAGGAGTGGGTGGTAGGTACGCGCTACCATCCAAAGGACTTGTATCAAGACATGCTTGAGATGGAGACTGAGATTTATGATGGTCACGGGAACATCATTGACGCCAAGCCTGTCTATGAGGTTTTTGAGCGTAAGGTAGAGGATAGGGGAGACGGGGCCGGTGAGTACCTGTGGCCTCGTCAGATGAGGTCAGATGGTAAGTGGTTTGGCTTTGATCAAAACATCTTGAGCAAGAAGAGGGCGCAGTACCTAGACAAGACACAGTTCTACGCACAGTACTACAACGATCCTAATGCGTATGGCAACAGTGATATTGATGCTTCTAAGTTCCAGTACTACGACAAGGCTCATGTAAACAGGTACGGTGGCAAGTGGCAAGTAATGGGGAAGCCAGTTAATGTCTACGCAGCAATTGACTTTGCGTTCTCGACAAAGGAGAGGGCGGATTACACAGCTATTGTCGTGGTTGGTGTTGATCCCGATAGGAACGTTTACGTTCTTGACATTGACCGTTTTCGCACTAGCAGGATTGCTGAGTGTTTTGAGCGGTTACGCAATCTTCATGTTAAGTGGGATTTCAGAAAGCTCAGGGCAGAGATGACAGTAGCCCAAGCTGCCGTGGTTCGGGAACTCAAAGAGATGTACATCAAGCCAGCAGGACTGGCCTTGAGTATTGACGAGTACTATCCAACACGGCACCAAGGGTCCAAGGAAGAGCGCATCCGTGCTGTGTTGCAGCACCGTTATGACAACATGAGTATGTGGCACTACCGTGGAGGTAACTGCCAAGCACTGGAAGAAGAGTTGATGCAAACCAAGCCAGCACATGACGATATCAAGGATGCGCTGGCAGCAGCAGTAGAAATCGCCGTGCCACCGTTGGCACTGGGTCACAAGAGAACTAGGGATCGAAACGTAGTTTACGATTCGCGTTTCGGCGGAATCAGCTTTAGAGGTTAAACGATATGCCTAAAAGAGTACTAGATCTTTACACGTACCTTAACCCTGACGAGGCTGCTTTGGAGATTGCCAAGCAGTACGACAGATGGGTTACGGCACGTACAAAGAAGGAAAAAGAATGGGCCGAGTTGCGGAACTACATTTTCGCAACCGACACGTCTACGACTTCTAATGCCCAGCTTCCGTGGAAGAACAAGACGACGCGCCCCAAGATCTGCCAGATCAGGGACAACCTCCATGCGAACTATATGGCTGCGTTGTTTCCCAATGACAATTGGTTTACATGGGTAGCTGCGGACAAGGAGAGCGCCACAAAGAGCAAGGTTCTGGCAATTGAAACGTACATGAAGAACAAGCTAAACCTAAGCAAGTTCAGGCAGGAAGTCTCGAAGTTGGTGTATGACTTTATTGATTATGGCAACTGCTTTGCAGATGTGGAGTATGCTAACGAAGTCCATATGCTTCCTGATGGGCAAAGTGTCGTGAACTATGTTGGTCCTGTTTTGCGGCGCATCTCACCGTATGACATCGTGTTTGATATTACTAGTAACTCTTTCAGGGAGAGCCCAAAGATTACACGGACACTCTTGACATACGGTGACATAGCTAAGATTGGAGCTACCCGTCCTGAGTGGAAAGAACTTATGGACAAGGCGTTTGAAAAAATCAAGGAGATTAGACAGTCGTATCGTTCTTATAAGCCCGGAGATATTCGCAAGAGTGAGGGATTTGTAGCGGATGGGTTTGCTTCTATCCACGAATACTATAGCTCGGGGTTTGTCGAACTCTTGGAGTTTGAGGGAGACTACTTCGATGTTACTAATAACACCCTCTACGAGAATCACCACGTTGCTATCATTGATCGCGCGTATGTCGTCTATAAAGGACCAATTAAGAACTGGTTCGGACGCTCCCTCAAGGAGCACAGTGCGTGGCGGCTACGCCCAGATAATCTCTGGGGAATGGGACCGCTGGATAATCTGGTCGGTATGCAGTACCGGATTGATCATCTTGAAAACCTTAAGGCAGACGTATTCGATCAGATTGCGTATCCGTTCTTGAAGATCAAGGGGTATGTCGAAGACTTTGACTGGGCACCGGGGGAGAGGGCTTATTGTGGAGATGAAGGCGACGTGGAAATGCTGGTACCGGATACCACTGCACTTAACGCGGACTTTCAGATTGCCCAGCTTGAAGAGGAAATG